GGCCCTCTCAGGGTTGAACACGGATTCGTGGAGTCCTTCGATGATGGCGTCCTCTAGGGTTTGTTCTTCGTAGGTCATAAGTTACTTCGTCTCCGTGGCTGGCTGATTGATCCATTTGAAATCACCCGCGTATTCAAAGTGGTTGAATGTGTATGGCGCATCCTCATACTCCTCATCGCCGGGATACACTTCCCGCATGGCTGGTTCGGTGGTCGGAAGCTCGGAACTTACTAGCGATACAAACTCTTTTTGAAGAGCTGCAATCCTATCAAGGAGATGCTCAGCTTCCTTCTTGCGACGTTTTTCAGCTTCCTCAACGGGAATGGGCTTTTGGTATGGAATATATCTGGCGTTACTCATATCTTCTTCGGTATACCCTGACCAAACACCAACTTCGGCTTGCTGACAACCACTTTTGGAGCCTCAATTTTAGGCTGCGAAATGCTGTAAGGCACGCGGTTCTTTGCGGACCATTCATGGAAGGCCGTTGGAAGCATGGCATCACCTGTGCAGAGGCAGGATGTGTTCCACAAGGAACGTCCGGCGTTGTGGCAGGTGGGGCAGAGGTCAGGCATCACTTCCATTCATGGTTACAAAAAGGGCAATGCCAACTCCAATGGCGGTCGTTGCGAATTTCGCCAATTACTTTCGAGAAGTGGGTGGAGTTACCAAACAGATGCCGTGACTTTTCAGGTATCTCTTTGTCGGTTAGATCGGCTTTGCACTTGGGGCAGGAGTAGGGTGTCATATCCTCAACCTTACGCTTATTCGGAGGGGTGGTCAAGAATGAGCTAGATCATCCTCCATCTTTTCGGAGAGGGCCGTCACATAGGATTTCCAGCTTTTGATCGGAATCCACTTTTTAAGCGGTTCTTTCCATTGATGCCATTTATGGTCGCAAAGTTGAGAATATAGGTCCGGTCGATTGCTGATGACGTTGTATAGGCAAGCGTCCTCCAGAAAGCGGTCAAACTCAACTTCCGATGGGAAGTTTGGACTTGGTTTGATTCGGTCTAACTTTTCCTCCTTGGTTCCATCTCTAGGACTCCAGACTGGCTTGTATGACGGAAAAGATTCAGATTCGTGAGCACCTCGGCTAGAGGTGTCTTCGACTAAGACTCTCTGCTTGTTATCTCTGCTAGTAGTCTCTGTAATAGGAACGGATCGTTTGGATACGACGATGGTATCCACTTGATACGATGATGGTTCGTTTGAGATACTATCAGGCTTGTCAATTTCTCCTCTTTTTGCCCTCAAAACGAAAGCGTCGCTCAGTCGATAGTATTTGCGACGGCTCATCCTTCCTTCGGGCTGACAGGAGACAATAACACCCGCCTTCTCTAGGCTGAGGAATAAACGCTTGATGTGTATTTCGCTCCAAAATGGGAAGTTTGTTTCCCGCCACTCCTTATAGGTATTATAAATCCATCTCCTTCCCCCAATAACTTTACCGGACTTCCGCCTCGGATTTAGCCAGTAATGAAGTTGTTGGATTACAATGGCTTCATCCAGCCCCATGCTTACTGCCAGCTTTGGCAGGACTTGGAGTGGTTCATCATCAATCAGTAGATTTGTGTGATTGATTACTTCTTCTTCCGGGCATAAATTTGACCCAGCTTCGATGAGCTTTTTCATGGACGTGGAGCTTGTTGAGGTTAGAGGCCGCTGGGAATTACGAGTTCCAGCGGCTTCGCTATTTTAGACGCCACATCCTCAAAAGCAACAGGTAACGGTCAAATCTCGGCTTGCCCTCACCCGCGCAAGTGATATTCTCCGAAATTATGGCCGGGACCAATCTTTACCTCATCCGTAACAACAACCTGACGTGGGCGAAATACTCCGGCGTGGTCGATGTTTTCCTCTCCACGAAGGAGACGCCTTACGCTTCCGTGGCTGGCGTGTCCTCAACAAATGTGGTGACAATCACTGGCGCAACGCTGGTTGACGGAATGGTGGTCGTTTTCCCGACGCTGACAGGCGGCTCAGGAATTTCTGCTGGCGTGCCTTACTACACAGTTAATTCCAGTGGTTCGACCTGCAAATTGGCCCAAACGCCCGGAGGCAGTGTTGTTGGACTCGGAACGGACATCACCGATGGAACGGCGGTTGTCTCAACGGATGCCATGCGGGCTTGGTCGAGTGAGTTCCGGGACATCTTCACCGCCAGCACGCCAATCCAGACCAATCTTGAAGAGATTGAACCATCTGGAAATTGGTATGGGGGTCAGGAAGTCACATCCCCCGTCGCGGCCCTACCCACTGGACTCAAGAACTACGATAGCGTTGTCAATATCACCGGAGTTCAGGCAGAAGCGACGATATGGCGTCTCACGGCAGACGCCTTTACCGCCAGTGTGTCGGACGAAATCAACCATTTCCCGCTGCGTCAAACCCTCCTGCAAAAGACCTTCTGGCTGTTTGACATGGGTGCCAGCGCACAGCCTCGCTACCTCCCGGCTGAATACCAAGAAGGCGACATTATCGCCACCAGTCCGCCACAAGTTCCCTAATGGCCTCCCCTGAAATCAAGCTCGAAGTCATTCCGACGCCGAATCCAGACGAGTTTAGCGTCCGGGTTTGGCAGGATGCGAACCAGATGAAGCTGGACGCCACGCCGACGCTTGGCGAGCTTTACTCCAAGTCGAGCATCCCGACCCTGCCACGGCGTCAGGATTTCGCCTCCTACGTCTATTGTGATAGCTCCAAGGAAGGGGATGATATCTGGTTCTACTACGCCAAGTCAAAGACGCCAGAGCAACGCCAAACGCCCTTTCGCACGTCCTTTGCCACGCGCCAGTATCCTTGGCCCGGCGTGCTCTACTCGCTGGACATCTACAAGACCACGGACTTCCCGCAGGCCGTTTACAATGGCACCACGACCGACACAGCCCCTCGTTACTTCGCCAAGTATGTTTACAAGCCTACGCCGAACGTGTCCTCGGTGGTCAAGATTGAGGAGTATCTGAGCGACAAGCCGTTCTCGCAGTCCGAGATTACCCACGTCCAGCCGATTCCGACTGACATCAACGGAGACTTTCTTGGAAAAGAAATCAACTTCCCCCGCTGTCTGCATCCGAAGGTGATCTTCGACAACAACGTGCCGGGAGCGCAAAAGGTCTTTGGGCAAGGCACCGTGGATGAAACAGGGAGCTGGAACCCGAACAAGCAGATTTTCCCGGCGACCAATTTCCTCGATTGGGCACCATTTGTCATTGAAGATGATGTCCAGTTGGTGAACGGTCAGTATTATCGGCGCAAGATCACGATTTACCCGCCTGTTTCACCTAAACGAGTCATACAATGAGCGAGTATCTAGGCAATTCGAGCATCACCAACAGGCCTTGGGTGTGGGGGAATGATGGAATTACCGCCTACCAAGGATCAAATGGCGTGATGATTTCGCAGTTGGATCGGCCAAGGGTGACGAGCAATGCTTCGTCCATTCCTAGCCCGGTTCAGCCTGTTCCGATTCAGGTCGGAACATACCTGTCTATCGTTGGCGGGGTGGTAACGTATGTTGGCAGCAGCCCATCGACATCATCATCAACAACTGCCGCGCCAACAACCACTTCTTCTACAACAAGCACAAGTTCGACTACAACAACGAGTAGCACGACTACAACCAGCTCCACGACGACAACGAGTTCAACAACTACAACAAGTAGCACTACAACTACTACGCCGTCGCCGACAACGACGACAACCCCGGCCCCATAATGAAAGAAGTTCTATACGTTGGGAGCGGTATATCCGCTTTGAAGATAGATGATTTAAGGGATGGTAGGCAAACGGTTGTGGCTAACAACGCATGGAGGCTTTGGAGGGATGGTGACACTTGGATTCGCTCCGGAGACTTCCCGGTTAAACCCGATTTTGAGATACCCAAATCATTATCCATCTCACATCCAGAATACTCTGATGCGGCAAGAAAAACCTGCAAGCACCTTTCCATCAAAACCGCATCTCCAGAGCATTATGTTGGATACACTATATTCTTCCAAGGTTTGAACTGGATTGCATGGAACTTTCGACCGTGCCGCATTCTTCTTCTTGGATTTGACCACGATTACAATCAGGAAAAGGTGGCAAAGTGGGAGGAGATTGGAAGGCCAAACCCACAGGATCAATTTAAGGGCTTTTGCGGAAAGTCGGCTAATGAGGTGTTTTCAGAATACAAGCCCGATGCTTTTTACGGTCATGGCACTCCAGACCCACTAAGACTAAAGGTGGAGTATTTGATGGAATTGTTCGACAGGGCGAAGGAAACTCTAGCACGTCTTAACTGTGAATGCTTTAATGCCTCTGGTGTAATGAATGGATTAAACTCATTTCCACAATATGAATCTCACAAAAGATGAACTGTATCACATGGTATTAAGCCCAAAGGTTCGATGCCTTAGCAGGCCGCACATTTGGCACCACTATCTCAAAGAAGCTCCCTCCAGTGGTTCTTTTTTGGAGTTTGGCGTTTGGAATGGCAGATCAATCAATTACATGGCAGATGTAAGGCCGGACTGTTGGTTTCACGGGTTTGACTCTTTTGAAGGGCTGCCTGAAAAGTGGACACCAAGCCATCCAAAGGGGCACTTCTCAACAGACCTCACAAAGCTCACATTTAAATCAAATGTGTCTATTAGGAAGGGTTGGTTTGATGTGACAATTCCACAATGGAAACAGGCAATGCCACCAACCATCGCCGGAATTCATGTTGATTGCGATTTGTTTTCGTCAACCCAAACAATCCTCACCGAGCTTGAAGGGGTCATCAGTAACTCAAAACCATTGATTCTCTTCGATGAGTTCTTCAACTACAAGGAATTTCTTGATGGCGAGTTCAGGGCATTCATCGAATTTGCGAATCGAACCGGAATGGATTTTTCTGTGGAGGCAACAAACCTCAATCACCAACAAGTATTGATTCGATTTGCATGAATCTTACTATTTCAATGGCAACCCATTCGGACTATGATGGGGTGTTTTTTTCCATTCAATCTCTTCGCATCTACCAAGAACTCCCGCCTGACACCGAGTTTTTGATTCTCGACAACAATCCAGATTCCGACCACGGCAGGCAGATTAAGCACTTCGCCAAGTCAGCTCCAAGCATGCGAGTGGTGGACGTGACGGATAAGACCAGCAGCTTCGTCAAATATCGGGCCTTCGATGAGGCCAAAGGCGATGTGATCCTCGGCCTCGATTGTCACGTCCTGCTTCAGCCGGGATTCATTAAAGCGATGATGGATTACTGGGTGAAGAACGATGCTCCAAACATGCTCACCGGACCCCTTTGGTATGACGACCTCAAGCATACCAGCGAACTCATTGAGCCTGTCTGGCGAGGTCACGACTACGGCATTTGGGGAAACCGCAAGGATGAGAACGGCAAAATGCCATTGGAACCATTTGAGATTCCAGCGCAAGGCATGGGGTGCTTCTCGTTCCTGAAAAAGCATGCACCTAGAGTCAGCCCGCACTTCTTAGGCTTTGGTGGCGAGGAGTGGTATATGGCGGAGAAAACGCGCCAACAAGGAGGCAAGGTAATTTGCCACCCCGACATGAAGTGGAATCACCGCTTCGACTGGCCCAAGCGCACGTTTCCCGTTAATCTTCGAGACAAGATAACCAACTACTATGTGGCATTTCTCGAACTTTACGGCGACCTGATGCATCCAAAATGCGTCGAGATGACGAGATATTGGAAGGAGAATGTGACGTTGGAAGATTTGAGGATCGGTATTGAGTCCGCTCTTTCTCGATTAGGAGTGCCTTATCAGTCCTAAAACCGCCTAAAATCCCCATTGCCAACCCTCGGATTAGGGGAATAATCTGCGGGTATTATGGCTATTGATGCACGCCCCCGAAATGTAAGTTATATCCCCGGAACCGGTCCGGGAACTGGGCTTCTTGCTCGCAGGCAGGGAGACGCGCCAACCGGCCTAAATGCCTTCTATCTGGCTCAACGGGATAAAACCCGCTCAATGGCTGACATCAATCGTGAGGCGTCCATCGGCAATCAGTTGGGCTTGCTTTACAACCCCAATCTTGGTGGCTACCTCAACGACTCCATGTATAACCGCTCTGGCATGGGGTATCAGAACCCTTACGCAGGGATGGGACAGCCTCAAGCCCCCGCCATGACTGAACCTCAGATGGAATGGGCGCGGAAAGCTCAAGAAAAGCAGACTGGCGCTGGCGCGTTGGGCAAAATGGGCGAGAAAATGGCGGCGGTTGGACCATACCGCGCTGGCTACAATTTTCCATCCAAACAGCCGTCCCTTCAAGCTCAAGTGGCCCCAGCCCCAAATCCCTACATGAGCGCCCGTCAGCAAAACATCGCCAACGCCAAGGCGGCTGGTGAGTTCGGCAAGGTTCGTGCTGACTACAACAAGCGGAATGAAGCAACTGGTATGGTGATGGACAAAGAGGGCAATATCTCCCGCGATCCTACCATTGCCGCCAAGAATCTCGCTGAAGAGAAGGCGATGATGAGCGATTTCAATCGTGGCATTCAGCGTTCTAGCCGCGATGGCGTCAGTTCGTTTACGTCGCCTTATGGGCGTGGCAGCGTGACCACGTTTGCAGACCCCTCTCAAAAACCTCAAAGCATGGTTCGTGATGACTTTGGCAAAATGGTCCCAATGCGTCCGTTCCTTGAGCGCAAAAACTACGTTCAAGGCACTCAAGGCATGACGGGTGGCTCATCCGTTTTGGGTGGCAATGCCCCAGCCAGAACGAGCATTTTGCCGCCGAATCCACTTCCGTCTCAAAAAGCTGCTGTGAGGGAAGCTCCCGCTGTCAAAGTGGCAGAAAGCAAGCCGGTGGAAGCTGCCAAAACCGCCGTCAAGAAAGTGGCGAAGGCCGCAGGTGGTAAGGCTGCTGTCAATCAGAAGCCGCTCACTGCCAACGAGCAACGCAAACTCACCCTCTTGGAAGCCAAGTATGGGGCGCAAGGACTCGCCTCCGATGAGATGCGCGAGATGGATGCCGAGCGATCTTCTCTTTATCAAATCTTGAAAAATCTTCAGGATGAAATTGCATCAGGTCAGCAGACTATGCAACCTGCTGGTGGTCAGGACCCGTCTGGATTCATGTTTGGTCGCCCACAAACCTCAAAAACTGTTTCTCGCCCACTTACGCCACAAGAATTGGCAGCCAGAGCCAGCAAGGCTGAAGAAATTACTCGAATGATTAAAGAAAACCAAGCCAAATCTCAGGAGCTTGGAAACAAGCGTAAGATTCCAGAAGAAGCCATGAAGGAGTGGCTTGAACTTAGCAGCCGGGCAGGTGTCCGTTAATTCACAAACCCGAGATGAACACCCAACTCACAGTAGCCGACGTTCGGCAGCAGCTTGAGCCGCAGTTTGGCGAAGCAAGTTTCCTTCAAATCCTCAACGAGGTGTGCGAGCGTATCACCAAGTCCGGCAAATGGAACGGGGCCATCTTGGAGGTGGATTTCCCCTCATCGGATGGATTCATCACACTGCCCTACGAGTTTGAGTCGGTGCTCGCCATGACTTACAACCGGATGCCTGCGTTGACCTACACGCAGTTCCACACCTATACCATCAATGGACCCGGCGAGATTCAAGATACGCTAAACTGGCCCGGCGTGCTCATTGACATGGGTGATGGATTCGCCACGCAGTCGGATATTTCCACCGATGGCGTCCTCAAGGTTGCCACAAACGCAGCCGATGACGGCAAGCAGATTCGCATCTTCGGCGAATACAACGGCGTGGAGGTTTTCGACAACGATGGCCTCCCCGGCGAGTTGGTGACTTGCGCAGCTCCATTCGTTAATACCACCAACAGCTTTAGCAAGGTGACGGGCATTCAGGCAACGCCAGACCCATCCACGGTGATGCAGCGGTCGTGGTCGCTCTACGATGCTGGAAACGCCTTGATTGGAGCCTACTACCCCGGTGAAAGCCGTCCTTGTTACCGCCGCTACCGCACGGGTCAGGCTGAAAACGCCATCCGACTCATCTGTCAACGCAGGTTCATCCGTATGCGGAATGAGACGGATTGGGTGATTCCCGGCAACATCCCCGCTCTCCGTGCCGGTTTTTGGGCGTGGAAGTTTGAGGACGGTTCCGACAGCCAGAAAGCCGAGGAAAACTGGGCGCGATGCCTGAATCTCCTGAATCAAGAGGCTAAATACTCCCGTGGAGGCGGTATTCCTTCCACCTCGTTCATCAACTGGGGTGTGATGGGTGGATGCTTCGGCACAGGATGGACACAACCCGGACTCGTTTCTCTCTGATATGGCTGACTTCAAACAAACACCTGCTTCTCGCGTTTTCGGCATGGGACTTCCACGTCGTAGCAGCCTGCCACCAGCGACCTTTTTCGAGACTCCGATCTATGAAGAACGTCGCAATCTGAACCCAATGGTGCGTCAAAATGCCGTTTCCGAACAAGAGACGCTGATGCAGGAGCAAGCCTTAGCCGATCAGCAGGCGCAGATGGACCGTCAGCGCCGTGTGATGGAGGCCGAAGATGCCGCGATTGCCGACATTGAAGCTGGTGCTGACATCGGAAATGTGTTCAAACAGCGCCCCGGGCTGGTCTTGAGCCGCAATTTCAACCAGTTTGCGAACATGGCACAGATGGTTCAGCCGTCGAAAGCCACTTCCACTCTTGCTCCCAGCTTGGCAAAAAGCCTTGCCCCACAAAGCCGGGAGAAGTTCTTCAGCCTCATCCAGACGCCTCAATTTGCCAACGATCCCCTTGGCGCAATGACGCAGGTGCAACTAGATGAAGAACGCGAGAAACAGCATGGCGAACTCGTCAAGGCTGGCATTCCTCTTGCCAAGATCGACCGCTCCAAGAGCTATTCGCCCATTGAGTTTGAGGAAATGGTTTTGCAACATAAAAAGCCTCTGACGGGCGACGACTTCACGGACAAGCTGGTTCAGCAGGCTTGGTCTGGTTTTGATGAAAACTACATGCCTCCCGATGGGGTTATTGACCCTATTGAAATAGCGATGGATGTCGCCGAAAAGAAAAACCTCATCCGCCAGAACATTTTGCAGCGATTTGGCGGTGGACAGGCACCTAATTTAGCACAACCAAGCATCCCAATTCAAAAGCCAGTTGCTCCAATTCCGGCAGATGCTAGCTTTGAAAAGAAGCCGAAAATCATCATCGGCACCCCAATTCAAATTCCGCAGTAAACCATGCCTTGGCAAGTCCCCATCACCGTTGACGGTCTTGAATACCCCGTGACCTTCAACACGGAAGGTGAGCCTAGCCAACAGGATTACGACGATGCCGTTCAGCAAATTCTGAGCCAGAAAGCGCAGGCCGCTCCAGCACCGGAACAAGAGACGCCCGGATACCTGTCTCAACTTGGTTCCGCTTTGGGTCTTGGCTACCGGCAGATGAAATCCGGTGTGGGCGCTACCTTCAATGCGTTGACCGGAGATATGCCGGATGTGGCCGCTGAAATGGCGGAAATGTCCAAGCTGCAACGTGAGCAGCAAGCTCTGCAAACCCCCGAGGACGTGGCATTTATGCGCGGTCTTGATGAGGCCGAAAAGAGTTTCGACAAGGCCAGCGGCCCGCTGGAAACCATTGGCGCTCTGGCTGAATACCCGGCTGCCGTCTTGGCTCAACCGGGAGCGGCATTCAAAACCGCTGTTCAATCCGCGCCAAACGCTCTCATCAGTGGCGCTACCTCTCTGGCTGGTTACGGCCTTGGTGGTCTTGTTGGTGGCGCGGCTGGCATCGAAACCGGCCCCGGAGCCATTCTGACAGGCATCGCTGGTGCTATGGCTGGCGGAGCGGTGTCAAATACCCTCATGGAGGCTGGTCCTGCCATCTTTGACGTGCTGAACGAGCGCACCCAAGGGGCCGCATCCAACATGACGGCGGATGAGATTTCCGCTTACCTTCAACAGAATCCCGATGTTGTTGACGAGGGCATGAAGACCGGAGCCATTCGAGGCTCTGTCATCGGAGCGATTGAGGCTCTTGGGGTCAAGGGTTCTGGTCGTCTGCTGACCATGCCTGAGCGTGCCGCAGCCCGTGCTGTTCAAAAGGAACTGGTTGCCGCTGGCGTGGATGTCGCCTCCAAGGAAGCTGTGGATCAGGCGTTGCTTGACCCTGCTTTGAAAGCCACCACAAAGGCCGCTGCCGAAGCCGCCAAAAGCCAGTTCTCTTCCGCAGGGAACATTGCCCGTTTGACTGGCGCGGCTGCTATTGACACGGGTTCTGCCGGTGTCGGTGAAATCGCCGCTCAAGCTGCCGCTGGTCAGGACATCAGCACCAAGGAAGCATTCATGGAAATGCTTGGTGATGCAGCGCTCTCTCTGCCAATGGCTGCTGCCACCAAAACGGTCGAAGGTGCTCAATACATGTTTCGACCGGAAGAAGTGGCTGTTAAATTGTCCAGCGCAGCCGCCAATGACCTCAACAATGCCGACAGCCCACTCGCAGCCGAAGCCGAAGATAAGTTTACCAAAGTCGTCGAGGGAATCGTTAAATCAACCGAGCCAGCAGTTTCGCCTGTCAAAACGGCTGAAGCGGTTGAACCGGAAGTAACCGGCATTGAGCCAACATCATCCATTTCCGACTATGATGTGGACGAGGTGGCGGATACTTGGTTGTCAACTCAACCGAAAGGGATGGCTGAATCTATTGCGAAAAACGCACAACAAGCAGTCAATGAAAATAGACCGTTCTTTGGCGGTTTTCTTGATGAGAATGGCAATCTTGTGCTGGGGAGGTTTGCAGCTTACAGGCAAGCTCTAAGAAGGATTGGAAAGGATGTAGATATTAACAATCCCATTGGCGATCTTCAACGATGGAAGAAATCTGGAGTCAAAAACTATCCAATCATTGATTATGTTCCGACTTCCTTGTCGCAAATCTCCTCAGTAACACCTTCGCTGCCTGAGACGGAAATGCAGTCCGTCGTGGATCAAGAAGCCCCCGCTGGGACGCCAGTTCAGGCAGCAACTATTTCAAATCAATTCCCCGGTATCACCGCTATGGCCGCCGAAGCCGCCGCCAAACTGAGCGGTGGGGGGCGAATTTCCCCCGGCCTTCAAGCCGCGATTCCACAACAAACCCCACAAGAAAATGCCGTTCAAAAGCAAATCCCAAGTCAAAGCCTGCTTCGCGAAGAAAGACCCGAAATGGAACTGCCGGGAATGGGCGAAGGAAACGCCCAGCCTGAAGAAGTTGCCGCAGAAGGCCGCGAAGAAGAAGTAATCACCCCATCCGGGACGCCGACGCTCGCTACCGAAGGCACGCCAACGTCGCGAGACGTGGGCACCGAGCGGGATGCTACGAAGCCGGAGCAGATGACGCCGGATGAGTTTGATAAGTTTGTATTTGAATCTGGACGAGAAGAGTATCTCAGAACTGGAAAACCAGCTCCAATGCGTGCTGGAAAGCGAGATGTTATCTCGGCGGCATTTTCAAAAAATGAACCCGTTTCGGTTTCTCTTTTTGAAGCCGAGGTTCGCAACCATTACGAAAAGATTTCTGATGTTCAGAATGAAATTTCTAGCATTGAGAATGAGCCAGAATCTCCCGGCAGTCGTAAAAGCGCCAGACTATCCAAGGCGAAGGAAAAATTAAAAAACCTTCAACGGTCAGCATTGGGATTACCAGCTGGATATGTTTTAAATGAAGCTGGCGACCTCTATGTATTTCAACCGGGGGCAACTGACGAACCAGTTCAGGCAGCACCTCCCGCTGCACAGGCCGTGAAAGCGACCGCCCCCGGACCTGTTTCGGGGGAAAAGCCAACTACTCTCGACCTTGCAAGGCAAGAGCTTGAGCAGGCACGCGGCGTTAAGCCCAACTGGGCACCCAAGGCCGAAAGGTTTGCCCAAATTTACGAGGGTGAGGATATTCGCCCCGAGATAGCCGCAAAAAATGGCGAGGCTCTGATGTCTGCCATTCAGAATAAGCAGTGGACCGATCTTCTTCATCCCGACAACAAGGTTTCTCGCAAAGTCTGGAAAGAGTGGACCGGCAAAGCACTTCCAGTTGGACTCAAGGCATCTCAAAAAGCCTTCAAAGACTTCCTCGACGCGGCATATCCATCTTCCCAACAAACCACAGCAGCCGAAAAACAAACCCCAGCCCCCTCGCGAAAAGGGGCTGGGGCAGCCGGTGTTACTGAACGTCAGCCCTCGGGAGGGTCGATTCCCGAGGTTACGCCAAGTGAAACACAAGAAACGCAGCCGTCAACTAAGGAAAATGACGCTATTACCAAGGAGGACAGGGATCGTGAGGCTGAGGAAATCAAGGATGGTCAAAAAGTAAGGCGAGCTAGGAAGTCTGTCATTGATCCAGCAAAGACAAACATCGAATACGACAAAGTTACCACAGCCATTGTCGAGTCCGCACGTCGCCAGTTGCAAAACTCCGGCGAGATTCCGAATGCCATCCTGACTCGAATCTATGCCTCACCGGAAGCGTTCTTGGCTGACCGCTCAAATCAGCGTTATTTTCCAGCCGCCTATGCACGCATCATGGCTGAGCCGAATGTAGAGGGATTGTATGCCGACAAGACCACCTTTGTTTTCGCCAGCAATGTTGGCGTTTCTGACTTGGACCGAGGTATTGCAGAAGCTCGCGGCATTTCCGCAGAGCAAGCCGCAGCACGTCGCGTCATTGCCCATGAAAACGGTCATCGCGGAGTTGATTTGTTTGAGCCTTGGGAATTGCGCGAGTTCCGCAGCTTCGTTAATCGCACCTACACCACCGAGGAAATCGACAACCTCGTTCGCCTCTACACTGAATTTGCCGATTGGAGAACCAACCCAGTCAGCCGCAATGAAGCCTTGGAGGAGATTTTCCAGAAGAAGTTCGAGCGTCTTGTAAAAATACCCACCGGGGGCATTTGGGACGACATCGTTCAATTCCTGAAGCGCGTCTGGCGTCGTCTGACCGGACGCAAAGGTGATCCTACGCTTCAAGACATGAAGGACGTGGTTCGCCTGCTGCGAAACGCCATGCGCCGGACTACTGTTCCTAGCTTCACGACGAAGGATGGTGGCGAGGTGAAGTTGAGCCTTTCCGATGACAAAAGGTATGTTGTTAGCTTGTCTCCATCCGAGATAGATTTTGCTGCATGGCTTATTGGCGGCCCAATGAGTGACACTTATGCAATGTCTGAAGTTTTGGATCGTGAGGTTTCGGAAGTTGAATTGCCGTTTATTCAGGGGAATGAACTCATTATCATTGGTGATGATTTTGCTGAAGATGCTTACTATCGCTTATCCGAGCAGATGGAGGACATGATAGATGACTATAAGAGCAATGGCGCTAGTTCATCAGATGTAACAAAAGCCCGAAAAGCGGCTAGATCGTTGGCTGGTAAAATCAAAAAAGTAATATCATCTAATGCTGGTTTCTCCCGAGTAGAATACGCCTCCGACTACTCCGCCGCATCCAGCGCAGGCGCACAGCTTGCACGAGACACCGTTTACGACGACCGCATCATCGAGATGCGCGATGCCATCCGGCGTGCCTATGAGCAGTCAAACACCGAGGCTGGCGTGGCGATGCCTTTGGATGATCTTTACGCGAAGGCCAAGGAGCTTGCGCCTGACATGACTGAGAACGAGTTCGGCAACATCCTTCAAGACCTTTACGAGGACAATGGGGCAGTGTTGCAGGAGGGTGAGTCTGCTTTCGACGTCTTCACCCCCGAAGGCCGTCGCGCTGGATTCGCCGTCATCATGCCGAAGCGTGCTGTGGCCTCGCGGGTTGAGACGGAAGGTGAGGCTGTAAAGAACTTCCAAGAAGGGATTGAGGCGATTGAGAGCAACTCTCTCAACGCATTCTCCAAGGCTAGGCCAATGGAAGGCGCTGACGCTGAAATCTACACCGTTAAGCCCAGCAAATTCTACAAACAGGTCGCCAATGATTTCGTCAACAAGCTCATAGACGAAGGGAACTCGATTGAGAGCATCGGCGAATCTCTATTTTCGGAAGACTTCCTTCAGAAAATTGGCATCAAAAACAACATGCCAGCCTTGGTCATGCTTGTTGCCGTGGTCAAGGATCGCGTTTCTAAACAGTCCCGAGACAGGGGCACAACTGGCGCTCGCCAAGTCAAACTTCAAAAGCTGGATCGCAAGCTGGCTGGTTACTGGCAGAACTTGGGGACCAACTCAGGCCGTGCTCAAGGTATTCGCAGCTACATCACTAAAAGCCCCGAGTTTAGCTGGATGTTCATCTTCGACAGGGCGAACGAAAACCTAGAGAAGGAAGGCAAGCTGGCAGCCACCCGAGTTGCCTCCGATCTGCCACAGACTGCCGAAACCTTGCAAAAGACCGACGCTAAGGCTGGCGAAGATGCTGGTGAGCAGGTGGCGGATGATTTGGAAGATAATCAGGACGCGATTGATCTTGCCGAAGGTGAGGCAACTCTGGATCAAAAGGGCAAAACCCTTTGGGAGAAATTCAAAGACCTGATTCGTAAGCGTGGCATTGCCATGAGGGCTTTAAATGCCTTGCGTGCTGGCAATAAGGCAAAAGCCTCCATTTCCAGCGAGGAGCGGAATGCCATCTCGCAAATGTCGGAGGAAGAGCTGGTTAAGTTCATCGCTGGCATCGACAAGGAAATGGCTGGTGTTTTTGACGAGTTCACCAAGACTCCAGCCACCCGCAAGAAGCGCGAAAAGATGGTCGCCACGGCCAAGAAACGTGCGGAACAGGGCAAGTCTCTGGATGTTTCCAAGCTCGAAGGAGAATCCGCATTGGCTGAGATGATTCGCGCCATCAATCAAGCGCGTCCCGGCGAGAAAGCTCCGCTTAAAAAGCAAATCCCTTGGCGCAAGCTGCTCTCTCAAAAAGCCTCCACCGTCGAGATTTACCGCCAGCGCATCTTTGACGCAATTTCCTCCGAGGAATCTTTGGCTAACCTTGATGACGCTCAGAGAAACAAACTCGCAGACCTGTTCACGCAGGCATGGGAATCCAAGCGGAAGGCGATCTTGGACCGCATGGTGGATAACGCCATCAATCAGGAACAAGCCGCTGGACGCCTCACCAAAGAAGGCGCAGATGCCCTCCGTTCACAGCGTCAAAAGCTGGTCGAGGACATCAACCTTGGCATCCTTGATGAAGACCGCCTGATGAAGCACCTCGCGGACAAGTTTGGCATCAAGTCCGAGTTCACCGAAGCCGAGCGGGCCAACATCGACCGCCTGCTCGACATCCTTCAGGACGACAAGCTCAACGAGGTGAAGCGCAACAAGGCTGGCTATGAACTTCTTGAGGCTCTGAGCGCATCAACGAAGATTCCTTTTGTAAAATGGCTCGCCGATCTATGGGTTACTGCTGTTCTTTCAGGTTTAAACACCGCAGCATCTATTGCGATGGCTGTGGCGAACGGTGGCTTCGAGCTTACCGTCGGAGTATTCCGCGTCCTCCGAGCTGGATTCACCAATCCGAAGGAGGTTCCGGCTGAAATTGAGGCCTCGTTCAAGGCGATGTATGAGTTCTTGAAGGCCTTCGGTCGTGAAGGTCGTCTGGCGTGGCAGTATCTTGTTACTGGAGACAGGGCGTTGCTTGACCCATCGCTTCATAATTTCAGAAACGACCTGAACTACGAAAGCATCGGCAAGACCGTTTCACTCGCTGAAAAGATGGCAAAGTCGGACAAGGTGTTGGAGAAGGTAATGGGTATCTGGATGCGTTCCGTGAGCCGTTTGCTTAGCGCCCTCGACAACTTCAACACTGGAGTCACAAAGGCTGGAGCTTTGCCAATCGTTTTCCGCCAACTTAACCTGAGCGGCGAGGATTTGCAGCGAGCAGCCGAGAAGTATAACCTCAAGCTCTACCGCGAGAAGGCTATCCAAGAGGATTTCAACAATAAGCAGCCAACCAATCAGCATGAAAAGGCGCTTGTTGACTCCTACGCCAAGGCTCGAATGATGGCCGATTTGCAAGAGTTCGGAAAATTCAGCGAGAATGCCGATTTCATCGCTCAAAACGGAGCCATGACGCTTGATCCGACTGGCGTTGGTGGAGCGATCTACTCGGGCATAAAATACTTCACAGGAGGTGCCACCACCAAGGCAGACAAATTCCTCGCAGATGCTCAACGCGAGTGGAATCAGGTTGATGGCGCAGACAAGACAGCCAAAGGTCTTCAGCTTGCATTCGCTTACATTCGTCAGTTTATAGCCTACAACAGCGCGAATTTGGCTGGCCTTCGCTTTGCCCGCTTCGCTGGAAACAAGTTCAACCAAGGTCTGAGCTTCATTCCGGGTATTGGCATGTTCCGCATGTATGAGGCGACGGTCAAAGACTCCAAGATTGAGGCCAAAGAAGCCTTCACCGACATGATTCTGCGTAATCAGACGGCTGGCCTTCTCTTTGCTATAATCGGTGGAATGGCAATTAAAGCCATCATGGACGAGCCAGATGATGAGAAGCGTGGATTTTTCTGGAATGGCGGATGGGCAAATCTAACGCCAGATCAAAAGCAGCAAAAACTCGCATCCGGTCAGAAGGAATACACTATTGGCATCCCCGGCGTGGTTGCATTCAACTACCAAAACTGGCCCCCGTCATCGGTATTTGCCGCCATTGGAAGTCTGTCCGACCTTGTTCGCCACTCGCCCGAGCAATGGAACGAGAAGTCTATTACTGACCGATTGGTTTCTGCTGCTGCATCTGGCGTGTTTTCTGCCGGTGAAATTCCCGCTCTCTCCGGCTTCCAGACCCTCTTTGGCAACAACCTTTCCTCCAAAGACCCGAACGAGAAACGTCTTGACCGTTTCGCTAAGGTGATGGCCGGATGGGGCGGTGGCTTTGTTCCTCGCATCCTAAAGGACATCGACTTTATGACTGATCCGGGGCTGCGTAAATACGAGTCACTTTGGGAGCAAACGGCGTCTCATATCCCGGTTTACCGCCGCTACTCAGGTAAGGAATACTACGACATCCTTGGCAAGCAGATTGAGCGCAAGGTCTGGCCCGGATCGCGTGAGTTCATGGAGCTTGAAACCGAACCTGAATACCGCACCCTTGGCAAGCTGAACAGCCGTGGAATCTGGCTTACTCCCGCCAATGCCGAGCACCGCATGGTGGGTAAAGGACGCAACAAGCGCAAGCTGACGCAGGAAGAGGCTGATGCCTACTCGCTGGAAACTGGCAAAGGATACAGGCAGATGCTCCTTCGCTATGGTAGCAGGCTTGAACAGATGCCGACAGAACGCGCCCGAGCCTTCCTGATGGACAAGGCGGATGAAGTGCGTGACCGTGCGCTGAAGAAGATCGTCCGATGAAAGACATCGTAAACAAGAATACCACACCTCCGCAGCCGGGATTTGTCTTTACCGACAGCCGGACTGGCATCGTCCACAAGGACTTGTCGCTATTTGCGATCTTTCCAAAGGTGGCGAAGTCTTGGGAGGCAAATGGTATCGAGCCTCCTGAGAACTGGAAGGCCGTCGTGATCCATGAGATGTGCGAGCAAAACCCGCATATCGAGTGTCGCGAAGAGGGAGAGGCGGAAGAGCACATGACGCTGGCGGATGCCTACCGTTTTGGGGCAAGCGTGACCAAGTGGATTGCTGGCGGCGCTCAATTTGTCAGCAACGAAGAGGCAGAGCGAAGGGCCGCTATTTGTGCCTCATGTCACTACAACAAACCCGTTGGCATCTGCTGGAACTGCCACAGCCTGCTCAAATGGATGGGCGAGCGCACAGGATGGCCTGAAACTAGCCGGGACCATGAGCTAAGAGGCTGCACTCGGTGCAAATGTGTTTTAAAGCTGAAGGTGCAGTTGCCTTTGGATGCAATTGACAATACCGGGGCTAAAAAATTCCCCGACCATTGCTGGCAGAAAGCCTAAGCGGCCTTCCATCCATTTGCTTCCAGACTCCCAATCAAGGCATGGACGGTCTTTTCAACCTCCGCAGCGTCCTCGTTTTCGGCGGTAAAGGCATTCGCAAACGCGATAGCAGCCTTCTCTACCTCAGTGATGAACGAGCCGCGTTGAAGATCAAGTTCAATCACTTGACACTCACACCAATGAAAACGCTCCAAAAGGTCGTCGTTGGTCAGGGGGTTGGTGATCTGCTCCCGCCATTCCTTCGCGGCGTCCTCACTTAGGAAAACAGGCGGAAACTGGTCCTTAAACCGGCTGATCGACTGGACATCACGGAAATCTCCTTGTCCGAAGCATTCCGACCGTGTGCGTGCGAGAGTATAGAGTTTCATAATTACGCTTTCTTAACCCAACCGCTAGGCTTCTGGACGGCAAAACCGACCTTGGCGAGGATGTCTGACACCTCCTTGGTGGTCTTCCCGAGCTCGTCAGCAAACACGTTCAGGCGCAAGGAGCCACGGGCCAGTCGTTCCTCAACTTGGCGCTGGATGTCGAGTTCCTCCTCGGTGAGGGCGGGAGCTTCGGCTTCCACAGCCTTTTCACTCACTTTTTCCGAGGTTTTGGCGGGTTCTGGCGCATCCACATTTTCGATATTGTGCGAAAATCCGCCATTCACACGTTCCACTGTCCACCCATACAAGGTGTTGCCTTTCAGGATTTGGTAAAGGCTGTCATCCTTGCACCCGTGAATGACGAGCGCCTTGGAGGACACAAAGCCCCCACGATTGCGAACCAGACGATCCGTTGGGACGGCTTCACACTCAAAACCACCCTGAACGGCGCGGTATTTGTGCGTGTTCCACTGGTCAGCAATCAGGTCCGTGTTGGCCCAGCCCTTCAGGCGCATCTCACCACGCAGGTAGATGTCAAAAGGAACGCCGGGATTGCCGACTTGCTTGCCAAGGTCAATCACCAGAGGACGGATGCCATTGTCGAGGTTGAGCATGTCAGGCGGGTAAACACCAACGCCCATCATCATTTCTTCGCCGGACTCGATTTCAAGCTGCCCGTTGATGATAACCGGCATCTGGACGATGTTCCCGAAGTAGTGCGCTCCACTGGCCCGGTAGGCGTTTTGGAGGCGATTTGCCCAGTCCTTTTGGGTAGGCGCTGCATCGGCTTCGAGGTAAATCCAAGGCTGGTTGTTCCGCAGGCGTCCGAGGGCCATCACAGCATGGTAGAACATGACATTCTGGTTCACGACAGGCTTGGGATCGCTCAGTTCGGCGGTGATTTGCACGATCTGGACATCGCCAAACACACCACGAAGGCGGTCGTATTCAGATTGAGCCACCTTTTTTACGCTAGGAGCGTGAATAATGGTCGCTGTGTGGTCAAGAAGACCTCCAAACTGGATCAGAAGATCATTGCGGAGCTTGAAGCGTTCGGCGTCGTTTGTGATAACTGGGAGGACTAGGTTCATTGGTGTGTGTGCTGGAAATTCATATTTGATGTCCGGCGTTTCGCATGGCGAGCCTAAACTTAGCCTGCCCTCTGTCAAGCGCACTTTTATCGAAGAAGTCCGGGCAGCGATCACGGTTGAACTCCATGAGCATCGTGATTAGCTCGTATTTGGGCAAATGCGGCATCTGCTGTTTCATCAGCGCAATCGCCGCGTTCGGGTGCATCAAGCCCTTCGGCAGGCCTCGGAACTGCCATCCACCGGGAGGGGTTTCCGTTCCATCAGGAAGCGCCACAGGAGGGGTGATTTCGAGCACGCCAGAGCCGTTGATGTCTGGCAGCGTCACCTTGCCATTGCCCACATATTGAGCATTGGAAGGCGGATAGATGCAGTCTGGCAGTGTCAGGCAGGCTTCTTGGATGCGAGGATGCTTCAAGCCCTCGGCAATCGTCATGGCAACGGACTGATTGCCAATGAATAGCGAGCTTCCGGCGATGAGCTTGGCGAGTTCTAGCATGGAGCCAATTTTCGCCCTTTCCACGTTTCCGAACTGGCTGAAGGCGGCGTATTCCTCGTCAAGACCAACAAAAAGCAGGCGACTTCCGTAGTGCTGGACGACTTTCATCCACGGGAAACTGTCATTATGATAACGTGGGCTGCGATTCACCACGATGCGCCCATGCTTCTCGAAGTCAGAAATCACCAGCCAAGGCTTGTCGAAAACCGGAACTTCATCAATGAAGCCAAACATCTTGGCGTGTATGGCATGAACTGAGGCCAGATTCGAGGTGCCATCATGGATTCGACGGTTGCGGAAGTCCTCCGAACGCCAATCGCATTGCTCGGGGCGACCGATCTTGACCTCCTTGATGATCGGCTGGCTTTCAAGGAACGGGCGGATAAATTTCTCGCGGGCAACAATACCCTTGGTGAGTCCATCGTCCCAAAGGTGGTAGATGGCTGGATTGCCCTTGTGAACCAGCGTGGCGAGGGAGACGACGCAATCCCCCAAGTCGCCCGATGATGAGACAACGACAGGATCACCGCTGATGGGGTAATCCCGACCTGCCACATCCTTGATTTCAACTTTCTCGAAGGCTCGATACTCGCCCTTGTAAGGCTTCTCTACGAAGTTCCACGCCACAGTGTCCTTAAAAACCTCATCGGTGCAATGGACGCCGGAAATACCGATGTGCTTTGATCGAGAGGCGGTCGGAACGATGCAGTGAAGATCGTTCTTCGGCATGACGCGAAGCTGGATATTCCAGTCCCATCCGCTAGGGGATTCATCAGCAGCACCGCTCGAATAGTCGAAGTCCCAAGTGTCACGGAGGTGACGACTCCAGCTAATGTCGTCAACCATCCAGATGTTTCCCGTGAACTCGGTCGTGCGATGCCACGTTGCCGGGTTGTTGTCTGCATTCTTTCCTACCCATTTGGCGCAAACGGCCATCGTTTTTGTGCTAAACTCAAGTTTGGAGTAAGTGAAAAAGTCTAGCACATCCGGCGAAACCAAAAAGTCGTCCTCGCCAAGGATCACATACTTCGCGCCTTCGATGCGGAAACAGTGGTCAAACAGATGCCAAGGATTGCGAAGAACTCCGAGCTTCTCCTTGTTGAAGTGCTTGATAATCGGAACAGGAGACTTGGCGGCGAACTCGTCAATAACCGCCACGCATTCATCACGCTTGTCCGTTGGCTCGATGAAGAAATGGACGGATGAGGCGAGGTTTAGATCGGTGCCAAGCCATGAATCCAGCGTAGGCTTGAGGTATTGCGGACGATCAGCGCAGGTGAACGCAAGAATGGTTTGGTTCTGGAGCTTGTCGAAAACCGCTTTGCCGTGCGCGTAGCGTTCCTTGGAGTTGGATTTGCGGGCTACTTCGTCCTCGGTGCCATATCCTTGTGAGGGATTCTTGTGAACAAAGCCAAGGTCAACCTTACCGCCCTGTGTGGCATCAACGTAGCCCCAGCGTTTTGCTACTTCGGTAAACCAGTTGTCGGAATACACGCTACGGAAACTTTTGTGAAAAATGTAGCCAACCGATTCGTAAAAGCGTCTAGATACAATCGGGTGACAAAGGAGCTGATCTTTGCGATGCTTGTCTCCAACATGCAGGACATCAGCTCCGTTCGCCATATATGATCGAATGACTTCATTCCAACCAAAACAGGGCTCAAAATCGTCATCTACTACAACCAAAATGTCTCCAGTGGCCTTCTCTGCGGCAGCATTCCATGCCTTGCACACACCTTCCTGACCATAAGCCACAACCGCATCAGGAAATGCCTTCTGTGATTCAACATCATCGTGATCGACAGCAGTTATGATTTCGACATTAGGATCGTGTTCGCAGCGATCCATCCACAGTTTTTGACAGGCTTTTGCTTCCGCCTGCCTCCTCGTTGCATGTATCAGGCTTATAATCATGGCTGCTTTTTCCTATCCAGTGATGTTGTTAGTGATTTTTCCATGCTCCATCCGCGCTTTAATCTTTGCCACAAGGCTCGTAAATCCATATTAGCCCCTTCGGCCCATTCGGCCAGAGTTTTTGTTTCTCCGTTGTATTCAATATATCTACTACTGCAACGCGATCTGGCCTGTTGCTTCTTTGTTGCCCACCTGCAATTATTAGGCTCGTAATCACCATCATTGTTAATTCTGTCTATGGAATGTAATAATGATGGCCTTTTACCCATATCAGCAAAGAAATCCTCAAAACTGTTGAGCCATCTATCACAGCATTTGATACCACGACCTCCATACCGGTCAAAATGTTCGCATTTTGGGTTCAAAACCCGTCTTTTCATTGACCGCCAAACTGCATACTCGGGGCTAGCTCCAGTTCTAGGATGGTGCCCATGCTTAAATGTTGGCTTTAGTTCCCTGTTAAGGCAGCCGCAACTTTTGGTGCGCCCTTTAATCAAATTGTCTCCTGAGATTTTCTTTGAAGCCCCGCAGTCGCAAATACAGTCCCAAAATTTAACGTAATGCTTACCAATGTGGCTAAAGTTGACGATCTGTAATTTGCCAAATCTTCTTCCAACAATGTTCTTTTCAGGTTTTCTAAACTTGACTGGTAGGGCAATGGACTGTTCGTTATTGGACGCTTCATTCATGGTGTTTTCATGGTTGAGGTTAGCTGGCCTGATTGTTGACGCGATCAGGCCAGCGCCATTTATGCTATTTGATGGCAGATGTCAAATTTGTTCAACAATGTAAGGGTAAACTTCAACATACTGGCCGTCGATGAGATTTGATCTACCAATTTGAGTGGCGTAAATGCCTTTCATGGGATCATCAAGCGTGATAGCAGACGATGTTGTCCCCATCTCTCTTTTTACCCGGACAAACGTATAATTTGAATTTCGAGGATCAATGCAGGCGAGTAAAAAGTCTTCATATTCAGCAGTCATCCACTCTGGATTAGCGACAACCTTTCCTACTTTGGGCATTGTAGGCTCAACGCCGCAAACCTCAATAGCAGAAGCGCAAAGAGCACCAGCAGTAGTCTTGAAAATAGAGCGGCGGTTCATCAGAGCTTGCTTAAAATGTGAGCTTTCAGTTGTTCCTCGCGGTGTATTTTGACCTTTTCTGCGATTTGATGATCGGCGCTCGGAGTGCCTTCCTCTGTGTTGATAGACGCCCAACCTGATTTAGGCTCAGTGGGCACTCCGTCAGGATCGGAATGAGATGATGGACTGAAAAGTTTTTTGATGTTCATATCTGTTTCGCCCACCCACCTCCGAATGAGATGAGTCGGCTGTCAGGAAGCATACTCTGCGTTGGTTTCTTGGTCAAGAAGGCAAGGTCAAACTCCGCCATTTTGCGAGGCCGGATCACAACAGCGGCTTTCTCGTTGGAGGACAGACCGTGGCGGACACGGGCGACAAAAAGTGCCATAAGTGTGCAATCTCCGATGTCGGGACTTTTCTTAGTCCTTAGCCTCATGTCCTTCTTCGACTCGATCTGAACCACGTTGGCTTTCTCCTTGTAGGTTCGGGCGCAAAGCTCCGCCACCACGTCTGGCTTCAATCCTCGAAGCTGGCCTGTTCTGACGAGTTCCCGGCCCACATACCAAAGCTCGGAGGCCATGTTGAAGAACCGCTCGCTTCCTTTGCGATTGTCATTGCGGGAAACTGGCATGTCAGAGGCCCTACCCGAGAAGCATACGTTGATGAATCCCATGCCAATGTCGCGGGCAATGAGGGCGCTGAAAGGCTCGCCGCCGCCTGTTGCGTCAATGGCGAAGTTTCGGATGTCCACACCATGTTCTTTGAGCTTCTCCTTGGTCAGCTTCACCACCCATTCAACCTTGGAAATGGTCTTGTTCGTGATGTCGTCATCAAGAACGTAGATGTGCGTCAGTTCAAACACCTTTTGCCGAGTTTGTGTGTCCACGTTAACAGCCACACCAGATTTCCCGATGGCGAGAGCAGCACGGTCGCCACCATGCACGAAGCCGGGGTCAAGAGCGGCCACCATCACGGGAGGCTCAACCCATGTCGTAACCGGGCGGTCTGCCCCATACTTGACGATTTCCGTCTCGGTGTAGATGGAATCGAGGTCGCCAGCCGGACTCCAGTAGCCACGAATCTGCTCGTAGTAGCCCTTGGTCTTGGTTCCAATGGGGCCGATCTGTTGCAGCTTTTCGAGTGTGAGCAGCCCCTTCCACCTTTCCTCGCCAAGGACGACGTTGGGGGATTTTTCACCGTCAAAACGGATGCAGTATCCTTTGAGGCCAAATGGTTCGATCTCCGTCTCCCATTCAATGTCATCCTCTGTTACAGTTGACCAGCCCCCTTTGGGTCGGGAGATGATGCCACCCGGATCGTAGTAACTATTCGGGTTGAATGCGCCCGCCAGCTTACATTGCTTGTTGGCCGTGAGGTTGTTCAGAACCGTGTTGAGCAGGGAATGCTTCAGTGTGGCGAACTCATCCCCCATCACGATCATGCGTTCAGCCTTCGTTCCTTGGAGTTTGTCGGCAGACTCTTTCTCAGAGGAGCTTTCGGAGGCCAAGAGAACGATGCCTCGCGTTTCGGATTTGACACCTTGGAACTCGTAGCGAATGCGGTTTTGCGAATCCACCAGCTTCCCCGGCATGACGTTGGGACCGAAGAACTTTTCGAGGTGAATCCAAATGAGCTTGATTTTACCCCATACCTTGTCTTTGGCGGCGGCTACCGTAGTTGAGGTGACGATTACCTTGGTGTCTTTTGGGAAGAGGAAAAACCACATGGCACCAATGAGGGCCAAACTTTCAGTTTTTCCTGAACTTTTGTGACCAGCAATCGCAAGTATGTTGTGTCTGTAAAAGTTGTCCAGAATCCGCATGGCGTTCGGATTCCACTCAAAGTAAAAAATCCCCCTTGGATCACCAAAGATGATCTTTGTGAAGTTCACAAAATGCTGCTGCCAGCTAACCAGCTTGTTTCCCGGCAGGGACTTCATCCGCTCGTAATCACGAAGAATGCAAAGCTCGATATACCAATCGGGACAGGGGATGATCCTGTTCTTTGGTCCCCAAGGTTTATTGGGCCAGACGCGCCCATACTTGATGACGCGGTTGTCTGCTGTTTTGCCTGCCATTCAAGGCAGATTAGGCGTCAAGGTGAGATTTGCAAATTACTTCTCGCAAGCCTGCCAAGCGTTTGCGTCCCATTTGCCGGTTTCAAGAGAGTCGTTGCGTTCGTAATCTAACTTGAGTGTTTCCCAGCTAATTTCCACAACATTTGATCGAGCAGCCACGAGGATGCCATCCTGATTTACAGAAAGAGGCGCAATCCAAGAAATAAACCTGTAATCAGGCGATTGCACCTTTACACGAAGCCTAGTAAACGGGGTGACATCCTCCGGTCCAAGCGGCACCTTCGGCTTCTTCTCGCGCCATTTAAGGACGCGGTAGGCTTTGTATATATCGTCACCAATCCAGCCTGCGCCGAGCGATGGAGGCATATAAAAAATTGCAGTGCCATTGTTGCTGTAACGAACTTCCCACTCCTCCACCTCCTCATCATTCAACGGGCACTCGCCGCCGTGCCACTCGATCCACGGGGGTGGCGTTGGAAGGGTAAAGGGCTTTTGCTGATCAAGCATATTTTTCTCAAGCCAGTCAGCAGCGAGGCGGAGTTGTGCGGCGGTTTCGGCGGGTGTCATATCGAATCCAACCTTACGTTAATTGGTGGAGTGTGTCAAACGAGTTTGGAGTAGGTTCGGCGGATGGGGTCGTATTAGTCTTCCTCTTCGGCCTCTCGCTTGGTAAAACTGGCTTTGCGGTCTGTGTTTTGTTTATAATGAATGACAAGGTTCCTTTGCTTGATATGCCGAATTGAACCATCGTCTTTTTGAACCCATTTTGTTTATAGAACTCAATCACTGCCTCATGGTCGTGTTTTAGAGTATGCCTTGAAGTATTCCAAGCGTGAGAGTGGCGATCTTTCGCGGGCCTGTCCATCATGTTGTCTGATTGGCTACCTAAAGCAATGTTGTCTGGATGATTGTTACCCGGATTTCCGTCCAGATGCCGACACACAATGTTTGGTTCGTAAATCGCTTCACCAAACTTAAACCACGCCACAAAGCGATGAACTTGGCATTTCTTCCTGTCCTTTTTGGGACCAAAAGAAAACACCAGATGGCCGGATGAGTTGCGACTCTGTGCGTAAATATTACCGTTTGGACCAGTAATTACAGAGCCGTCATTTGATACGGTGTAACCCCAATCGGCGGCTAATTTTTCGTTTCGGTTTGGTGTGTAAAATGGCTTTTTCATTCTTCAGTCCCTCTCGGTTCAAATCGGAAGTAGCGCATGTTGGCACGAAGCGGAACCCTCTTTCGCCGCTGGCCGTTGCGGGTCTTTTTCAGGAACAGGTCGCGATCATCGGTTGGTTCATCTTCCTTCTTTTTCTGCCACGGCTTCTTTGGTTCCTTGTCCTCAACATCGACAATCATCCAGAAGTTGTCTGCGTCCTGCTCGATGGCGCGGGATTCTCGGGCCTCGTTGGCGTCATTAAGCTGTGAGGGCATCAAGAAACAAGCCCCGGTGGCCTTGGCACATTGTTTGGCCGTTTTGGTGATGTGAGCCACCTCACGTTCCCGGTTCGCGGTGTTTTCAGCCGTCGAGCAAATCTGGATGTAGTCGATTACGACAATGTATTTCTGGCCCGGTTTCCGCTGTTTCGAGCGTCGGATCACGGCGCGGCAAATCTTCTCAATGGTTAGGTTTGCCGAATCAATTACCCGCAGATTCCACTGCGCCACCTTTGCCATCTTGGCGGTTAGGCTCAGTTGCTCGCCTCGGGTAAGCATTCCCAGCTTCATGTTTTGGGCGTCAACCCCTGCCTGAGAGCACAAAAGACGCGTCACCTCCTGAATATCCGTCATTTCCACGGTAAAGATGTCGCAAAGATGGTTGCTGAGGCAGGCATTCTCGACAATCTGGCGACAAAGGGCCGATTTACCCTCCGATGGCTTGGCGGCGATGACAGTAAGAGTTCCGTCCTCCAAGCCGCCGGAATACTCGTCAAGTTTGAGAAAACCAGTCGAGACGCCGGGAATCCTTCCGGGGTTCTTTGCCCGGTCCTCCATTTGGTCAACAACCGCGTGAATGATGTCGGGGAGTGGCCGAAATTCTACATCGGGGCTTCCGTCGTCCAGAATAGCCTCATTTACAGCCTTTTGGACCCCTCCGAGTATGTCCATAGCGGAAACGTCCTCCGACTCGTTAAATCGCCTTATAGCGTGGATTCCAGCGGCACAGGCATGAATCATGCAACGAAACTGGTAGTTCCTTTTCAGAATCTCTGAATAGTATGAAAAATGAGATTGGAGGATGGCGAACGAGTAAAGGTCGGAGATGTAATGAGGTCCGCCAACTTCGTCCAGCTTGCCCATCTCTCGGAAAACGTGCGTAATTGCCATCACGTCCACCGGGAGTCCTTTGTTGAACTGGTTGATGATCGTGGAGTAGATCAGACGGCGCGAGGGATGGTAGAACTGCTCAGCCGGAGGAGCTTGTTCGCACCAGTTGGGGTTGAAGAACAGGCACGAAATCATGCCCTCCTCGGCTTCCTTTGAGGCAGGAAGAGGGGCGTTTAGCGTGGCGAGGAGTTCTTCGGTGGTGAGGTTTGTCATTTTTCAAGGTTCCCGATGATGGTGTTCCAGCGAAGGCAAAGGTCGCAGAGGTTGAGGATTCGGATGGAATTAGGGGCAAAAGCGCCCTTTTCGACTTCGAGCGACCAAATTCCCTCCAAGGCTTCTCTCATTTTTGCGACTGTTATGGATGGATTTGCGGCCAAAAAAGTCTGGAGGTGCTTGGCATCCTTGGGGTGAAATGAGTAGGTGGTCGAGAATCGCTGATTCCAGAGGGTCGTCCACATGTCTATCGCTTCCTTGTGGCGAGGATCAGCCGGTTTGCTGGTATTCGGTGGTCTGCCGCGTCGTTTGGTCTGTGGTGCTAGAATTGCTTCCTTCTCGACTGGATTGGAAAAAGAGAATAACTCAAGGGGCGCGTGGCCCGAATTTTTTAATTCGGGAATATATGGATTACCTTCTTGGATTACCTTAGGGTGTCCCACAGACAGGGGAGGGGTGTCTGTGGGAAAGGGGGGTGGTGTCTGTGAGACAGGGGTATTTTCCTTTTTCTCCTTCCATTGATCTGTGGATGTTAGAGTGTAGAGATTGGTGTAGTTGATACCAGCGCACCTCTGGACCATCAGCATGTCTCGATCTTCAAGCTCCTGAATGGCTCTGCGAGCGGTGCTTTCAGACATCTCGCATATCTTGGCAATACTGCCGATTCCGGGCCAAGCGGATTTAGCTCGATTCGCACGTCTGGCGATGTGGCAGTAAACGCGAAAAGCGTATGGGGTTAAACCTGCGTCATCGAGCTTAGAGTGAACGAAGATGACGTTGAACTCATTCTGATCTTGGAGGATTTGCATGACTCTAAAAAGGCCCTCCCCACGCAAACAGGGGTGGAAACCGGAAGACGGCGGCCCTGTTAGGTGGGGAGGATGTAAGTTTAGATTTCAAGGTCTTCTAGGCTTGCTGTTTCCACACAGCTTTGACCGCCTATACCACAACGCAAATCGCTGTCAAACCGGAGGCTTCATCGCCTGCTAAAGCCTCCCGTCGCGACCATTGTAATCAAAAAGAAGTAGATGGCCCACAAGATAACCGTGGCATCAACCTCCACGGGCTTATCAGGTTCCGGTTGGCTACCCGGATATTCATGCCAAAAGGCTAGGGTTTTCATATAATTCATCCCGCCACAAACTTAATCAGCGCCACAACGACTAGCAGGCCAAGCGCCAGCCATCCAAGGGCCATCGCGCCTACGACGAGGCAGCTTCCTGCCATGATGGCCTTTTCGGTTTTATCGACGGGTGGTTGTTCGGGGTAGTTGGATTCAGTTTCGTTCATATTGCTTGTCTCCTATGGTTGAGAAAATCTCCACCATCTCATCGAGTTCGTCAACGGCGGCGTCCCAAATGCAGTCCCGGTGGATGGGGTGGTAGCTTGAAATTTGATGCGCCAGCAGGTCGATGAGGATTTTTGTCACCTCCTCCTTGTCGGCTTTGGTGGCTGACAGCGTGGACGCCAGACGGTGCGCTAGGCGATGGGCTGGCGAGGCTTTGGTGTTGGGCATGATTCCACGGTTATGATGATTTTTTCTTCTTCGCCTTTTTGAGCCTTGCGCTGGCTTGTCTCAATTTTTGTTTTGTCCGCTTCGTCGCCAGATATGACTCCAGCGTAGCGCAGTAGGTCAACATGATACTTCTCGCACAGATTATCTTCATCGAGGAGTCGTTTGCGGACGCTTTCAACGCGGACAAGAACTCTGCCGCCAGTTGGTCTTTGAACTTCTTCCTGCGCCAATGGTTCATCGACAGAACTTCGTTCCACGACGGCAGACGTCCCGGTATTTCGAGCGAGAAGATCAGGACTGGCGTTTGGGAAGAGTCTGAGGATGCCATGATAGCCGGGTTTCATTTCAAAACTTTGAGTAAAAAGATTGTTCCGCAAATAATAGCCACGCTGATAACCAAAGCGGCGGGCCAGTTTCCAGAAGATTCGCAGGCTAAAATAAAAGTATTCATGCTTTTTCTTGTGCTATGATTTGAACGAAAGGTTTGCCAATGCCAGTCGAGCGATAGCGGAGGTCAATCACCAGACCGCAGGCGTGAGAGCCGAGGAACTGGAGTTTGATTTCAACAGGAACGTCGCCGTGCGTGGCTTGGATGGCTTGAAGCTGTGAGATTAGTTCGGAGATTGGCATATTCAGGCAAGTTTACCGTGCATGTGCGGACGGCTGGCGTTGTATTGCATCTTGATGTGGATGGCTCGGCCAAGGTCGATGCCAAAAGCACGACTGGAATCCATGCAGCGGATGGCGATGTCGGCGAACTCTTCTTCGGCGCAAGTGAGGGGAACTTCTTTGTCGCAAGGCTGGTTAAGCTGGCCTTTGCGAGCTGCTTCCCAAAGCTCGGAGATTTCGCCGTGGAGGTTGGCCGTCCATGCAGCCATGAGTTCCACGTTGTCTTTGTCTCCATCGCTGTCGTGAAAGCCTTTACGTTTGGCGTTCTGGTAGCACTCGGAGGCAATTTTGTTGATGAGGTTGATTTCGTCGGAGGTCATATAGGTAACTGTAAGCTGAGTTTTGCGCGTTGTCGAGTCGCGCCCCTCGGTTGTTGTGTAGTATTTTACATCAGAAGGGGATCGAGTCCTGTTCAAGGCTGTCATCTTGAGCCTGCGCGATTTGCTGACGAGCCGGAGTTGGACGATTGCCACCAGACGATCCACCAAAGACGAACTCCTTGGCGTTTCCGATGATTGGCAGACGCGTTTTAGCCATGCGCTCTTCTTTGGAAGCGGCTTCGGCAACAAAATGAGTCTTGCCAAACTTGTCCTCACCGTCTCGATTGGATTTCACATCCAATTCAAAGAACAGGCTTTCGGTTCCATCTTTGCGCTGAAAACGCTTGATGCGACTTTCCGGGATGCAGATGGCAACGTATTCCTTGCCGTCCTTGCCGGTAATTTTCTTGGCTCCTTGAACTTTGAGGATGTCAAAGCTGATGTTGATGTTGTTATTAGGCATGTGTTTGGGTGGGTGATTATTTGATCCAGCGTTTGCGTTCCCATGCAGGAACTTCGAGTTCAATGATGCCGCGAGAGTATCCGGGCCATTTGCCAGACTCCTTGCAAGTCTTGTAAAGCTCAATGCAATGCTTCATTTGAGCGCGACCAATATCAAGAGCCTCCTCGGGAGGTTGGTAGATCACAACGTCGTAAGGCTCTTGCGTCTCGACACACAGCCAGAAATAGGCTGGCGGTTCATCAAGGCCAAGTTCCAAGGCGAGTAGAGATTGATACCATGCAGTCTGCATCGGGTAACGAAGGCCAAAGGCTTTGCGGCCCCACTCTTCAGGATCGGCATTGGATGTTGTCTTAAAATCCAGAACGATCGGTTTGCCAGCCTCATCCGTCCCGTAGGCATCCAGCTTGCCCTTGATTTCCACGCCGCCGAATGTCTGCACGATGCCATGCTCACGATTGGGGCAACGACCAAGAAGATACTGGGCGTCCGCGCTTTTGCGAACGGCATCAGCGGCCATGCGGACGGCCAGATCATCTTCTGGCGACAGGATTTCACGGCCTGCGTTCTTGTCTCGCCATGCCTTACCCTCTTTGGTGCGAAGGTCGATGTTAGCAGGGCGCACGATGTAGGACGGTGACTTACCTTCCAGAACGATTTCGTGGACGTAGGTGCCAATCTGCATCTCACGCGATGGCTCAAACTTGCGATTGATGGCCGCTTGAAAGTGCTTGGGAGACTTCAGCAACGCCTTGGCTGCCGAGTAGTTGAGCGCCGGATGTGGCCGGTAGATGTCGTCTTCGAGAAGGATCATTCAGCGGCCTCCTGAGAGGATGGAAGTTTCAGATCGGCTTTGGGCGCATCCTTAGTAAAGGCTTCATCAATGGTGGTCTGGCCGTCCTTGATGGCTGTGTGAAGACCAAAAAGTGTTTCGAGGTCAGCGAGGTCGATGTCGTCCACAGAACGTTTGCCAAGCAAAGCCAGAATCTTGTCCTTCTGCACGCCCATTTTCCCAAACGATTCAACCGCACGCTGGCGGCGTTCTGCGAGTGTTTTGGCATCACCGATGGCGACCTGCTTGGCCTGCTCAAAGATGGGCTTGATGAGAGCGCCGGGAACAACTTTGAATACAGCGTCACGGAAAGCGATGGCGGCACCTGCGTTGGCCGCGAGGTTGATGTCATCTTCGTCGATTGCTCCACCTTTGGACTTCTTGCCAACGATGCGACGACGTTTCTCAACCGTGACGGCCACGTTCTTTTCGAGGTCATGGCAAACTGCCTGAATAACAACGTGCGGACTGTCTCCACTGGAGACAGTGTCGATGATGCGACTGCCAGCACGCAGGTTGCCGTAGCACGAAACGGCGATTTCAGCCAATCGAACGGATGGACCTTGAATGCTTTTGCCACCGCGAGGCAACGTGTAGAAACAGTTCTCGGCAGTTTCTTGATCCAGCGTGGCAAAGGAAAGCATGTCGGCCTTCACCTTGGACAGCGTGCGTGGATACTTTTTGGCCGTGCTGATTTGTGTGTCCACCTCGGCTCGGGTGACTTGCTCGATGGCGGTGATGCGTTCGGGTTTTAGGATTTCTAGTTCAGTGTGTTCGCTCATTGGTGATGTCTCCAGTGTTTGTTGTTTAGTATTTTACTGATGCAGGTTTGACTGACTCCAAAAATGTTAGCTATCTTTTGTTGAGGTATTGATCTTCCTATTTTTCGTATTTCTTCAACTTGGTCTTTTGTTAAAGCAGACCAATGATGCGCTTCGCCGGAAGCATTGAGGCCGAATTGATAAGCGTGTAGGCGGTTTTCACTTACTGTTACCCATTCAAGATTGTCAGGGCGGTTATCATTTTTGATTCCATTTTTATGGTTTACTTGATGCAGGTTGGATGGTGCTTTTCCATGAAACGCTTGGCATATTAAGCGGTGAACTTGAAACTGCTTTTGATCGTTTTTATGGCGGCATAATGTTATATGAAGATAGCCAAAACCGTTTTTTGATCCAATCAGAGTTTTTGTGCTTCTAAGGCTGATGATATTTCCACAAAGGCTTGCTCGATACAAGTCTTCATACCCTTTTATCGGCCTTAGATTTGGATCGTTTATTAGTTTTTGGCGGTCTACCTCCCTTTTTTCCATTTGCGCGAGCCGCCCTTTTCTTATTTTCGCTTTTCGAGGAGCCGCCAATCTTGCCAAGAAGAGATGCGATTTTTGAAAGTTCATTCATAATGAATATCCCAACCGTTAGGGTTTGTCAAAGTATTTTGTTTGGTGTTGATGAGTAGATTTCAAGTTTAACACAAGGCCGCAATGTTTACAACCTCAACCTTACGGAAAAAGAACAACCCGCCTGCGTGAACAAGCGGGTTGTCTTGCCATAGCTCTATTCGAGCAGAATTCGTGATGGCATCACTATCTGGTTTAGCACTGCTACCAGCAAGCGTTGAGCGCGGCAGGACTGGATACCTGCAAATTGCACAGCGTTTACTCGGTCCATGTATCCGAGCTTGATTTCACTGAGGGTTTTCGTGCGATGATACCCGCATCTGCGTCTAATTCCGCCACGCGCTCAAATTGGTTGCCTGCCGCCGCGAGAGTCCGAGAAACTGCAACACTCGGGATCATCAACATGCAGCATTAGTTCATTGTGCTCTTTCGCGCTTTCTGCTCACTCATGCCAACGAGGCAAGTCGCGGGTGATTCACAGAAGGCCAGCACAGGCACGGCAGGCAAATTGGCGACTCGGGCCTCTCATTCGGCTTTCACCGGAGAAGCTCCCTACACTCATTGAACAGGCAAGAACGCGTTACTTCCTGCTTTTAGTGTCGCGGGATGGTCTTGCGGACCATGCGCCGAGTCATTTGGAAAAAAACTTTCAAAGATCAAAATGCCCTCTCCGACATTCCAGACTGGAGGGTCAGCCTTCACTAGGTAACGCTAATACCTTGGCGTGTGTCGGTCACGGAGTAACCTTACGGTAATTGGTTGAGGTTTGCAAGCACCGAATACGGCTTTAATTCGCCTTGTTTCCGCGCAAGGTCATAGCCGCGATCAAAGGCCTCGGCGGTGTTCTTGATGCGCTCAATGTTCACGTTGCGGTCATATCGAATCCAAATGGGAAACAGGATCAGCAGCATGGTAGCGGCTCCTGAGACGAAGGCGATGAGAAAGAGTTCGAGTTCGGGGTTCATTGGAGTTGGTTCTTGAGTGTTTCGAGGCAGTTGGGGAATCGGGAGGGCTGTGCGGCCCATGAGCAGATGATAGCACGCATCGCGCCGTTTTGGATTGCCATTCGATCACGGTCAGGATGCCTGTCGGTATGGATTTTAATCACAGCATCAAGGGCGGCGGCGGCTTCGTCGTAAAGAGAGGTTGTTTTCAGGGGTGTCGGCATTCAGGTAGGGCGAGGCGTTTTACTTTGCGTTTTCGTGGCTTGAAAAAGCCGGGGAGTCGCAGCTTTCGGAGAAGCGAGGCATCGAGCAGGCACACAGGCTTGTCGAAGGTGATCTGGCGGTCGAGGCAGTAGCGAGTGGCCGCGTCGATCTGGATGGATGGGCGTAGTGTCATTCTTGCCAGAGTGAAAGGGTTCGGAGGAAGGCTTCTGCACGTTGGGCGGCGGTGGCGTGAACTGCGGTTTCAACACCAAGCGGAGCAGGGTTGTGTCGGTTAATGTGTCCGACGTATTCCCACCACGCATTCACGCCCTTCTCAATCAGCACCTTTTCTGCTTCGTGCATGGCATCGAGGCTGTTGAGGTAGTCGGGAAGCACCGCGTATTCCCCGCTTGGGGACAACCAACCAAGTCCGCGTATGTCCGGCTTCCACCCACATGCCTCCGCGATGGCGATTTGTTGTAATTCAGGTTTCATATTTTTTTGACTGAGTTTTCCGGCAATACGCCCCAAGTCTCGCCAAACGAGACGCGGATGAGTTGTTTATCCACGGCGATGACTTCGCCTTCACCGCGAAGAGGATGACGAATTCGGTCGCCTGCGCGGAGGTTTTGAGGTTTTTGCGGCTCTTGGGCTTTGAGTAGGGGTTTCATATTTAGTCGTCAGGGTATTTGAGATCGTCCATGAGAATGTCAGCTCGGCGTTCAGCCTCGTTTTGATCTTCGCAATCTTCGCATAGGTCGCCGTATTCTTGAACAGGTTCGCCGCATTGCTCGCAGGCCGGAGGCTGTTTCAAAGCGTCAATTTCCTTGTCGGATGGTTCGCCGTATGGGGTGAAGCGCATGAGTAACCTTACGTTAATTCAGCGAGGAGTTCAAGAGGTTTGCGGCTCTTTATTTCGCGGCTCTTCGACCGGCATTCCGTTGTGATCGCATTCAACAACCGAGAGCAGGCGCGAGCCGGGGCGGTTCCAGCTCTGGCGAACGGCGGCGGCAGACTGGCCGGGAATCGTGATCGAGTAGGAACGCGGGCCGATGGCGTAGGAGACAAGGAAACGAGCAGGGGAACGAGGGCGGGAGAACATGGGGAGAAAGAAGCCGCTCCCCGGTGAAGGGAGCGGCGAGGGGGTTTAGGTTTAACGCCAGCACGCCACAAAAGCGGCGAGGGCGGCGAGGATGAGCAGGCCAGCGAAGCAAAAGGCGGCGAGGGCCATCCCTTCGTTAGGGTCAAAGTCGGGGTTATTCATGGCGGTGACGTTTGAGGGATTGACCGCCACTAGCCTTAAGGCGGGATTGTTGAGAGCATGGCGAGCCTTTTGAGATGGACTCAAGGACACCTTGGAAAAACAAGGCGCCTTGATGATCTTTTGCCCGCTGAGAAGCGGCCAGCATCATTTCAGCCTCGCCAGCGGTGAAAACGTGAGAAGGCGCCATGATCAAACCTCCCCCTTTCCATCTTTGCGCGTGGCGCGAAGATCGGCAGCCATCGCGGCGCGTTCCTCGTTGCGGGCGATTTGTTGGCGGTGGGCCATGCGCTCTTGAGCCGTGGCGAATTGAGAGGGCAGAATGTCCACACGCAAGCGAGCGGCGAGCGTGTAAAAGTCCTGCGTGGTCATGGAGCCGAGCGGGACGCGTAGCTGCCCGGCCTCGTCCTCTCGAATCTCGCAGGCGAGCACTTGCCCGGAAGGGAGGCGGTCAAGGGAGAGGCCTATGACGTGGTTTGCTGCGATATAGGCGGCGGGGTTTTGTGGTATGTGGATCATATTGCGTGTGTTTTGTGGTTTGGTTTGCCCGTGGATGTTCGCGCTGGCAGGGCAGGCCATCGCGAGGCGGTGAAGCCATGACGACGCACGCACGAGGCATGCGCCGTGTATGGGGTCACTAGTTGATTCGGTAGGCGTAGAACTCGCCCGTTTCGCATTCGTCGCCGTCATAGGAGGCGAGGAAATGCCCGCGCCCATCGGCTGAAATGGCGGACTGGACGAACGAATTGAGGCCGCATGTCTTTTCCACAAGGGAGAGGATTGCATCATTGCAGCTCTCACACTGCTTTTCTTGCATGGCGCGAATGCCATCCTCAAGCTCTGAGGGAAGCTCGCATTCTGACAGGATGAAATCAGCATTAAATGCCCAGAGTGAGCTTTCGACATAGGCGCGGGCGGCATCGTCGGCCTGTGAGTCGTCGCCGATGGCGTATTCTTGCGAGCCTAGCGAGTAAACAGGCAGGCCGTAATAGTCGTGGCTTTCCTCGCTGAGTTCTGAGGGGTCGCAATCGAGGTATTGGGCGAGGGCGAGAACTTCGGCGGCGTATTCGGTGGCGGTATCTTGTGTATTCATAGCGTTTCAGTGATGTGGAGTTGGGGTTACGAGTGAAGTAGAGCGATAATAACGGCTAGAAGGACGGCTCCGGTAGTGAGACAGAAGCCGTTGAAGGTCTGGCGAAGGCGCTTTTCCCTCGCGAGGCGTTCTGACGTGCGTCGATAATGAGAGCGGGTTTGGTTTGGATCGTGCATTGTGGCGTGGTTTGGTTGTGGGTGGATTAAACAAGGCGGACTTTATCGGATGGCAGGACATAAGCGGAAATGCCGCCACTAGAGCGACGGTTTGCAAGCTCAAGGTGGCAAGGCATCCAGCCCGTTGATTTCCCGACTTGGAAGCGGCGTTTGTCGCCATCGGTTGAAATGACTTCAACGCGGCACCCCTCAAAACCGAAAAGTTGCGGCGTGAGGTTTGCATTGCACCGCTGGCCCGTTTTGGCGTGGTGCTCGGCTCCCGCTTTCATGGCGGCATGGTAGGCGTTAAATGCGGTTTCCGTGCCTGTTTCATCCGGCGGCATGAGGTCGGGACGGTTTAGCCATTTAGCAACGGCTACTGTTTGCTTGTGGGCGTATTCAAAGCCGAGGCAGGTGAAGCCGGGGCCGCATTCTTGAACGTAAAGACGTTGCTCTTGATTGATGCTTGATAGTTTCATGGCGTATTTAGTGATGGTGAAAGGGTTCAAAATTCGTAACCGGCGAGGCGGAGGGCGTTCGCTATCACATCACGCGTGCCTTGCGTGGCTCTCGAGCCGTCCGGCGCTAGGCGCTGAATGGTTGCCTCTGCCAGCTCCAAAGCCTCAAGCAAGGCGGGAAGGGCGGCGATGGCGCGGGCGTCATTTTGAGCCATCGCGGAATAATTAGGGTGAATAATAATGGGTTGATTTGCGCTTCCGATTTTACGCCAAACGGTGTCGGCGTTTTGCGTCCAAGGGCCGGGTGTGATTTGTGGGCGTTTCATATTAGCGTGTTTTGTGTTTTGGTGCTGTTTAAGCCGTGACAATCATGTAAGAGAGGCAGCTACTTTCACTGCCATCCTCCCAGCGCACGCGGCAGCCTTTTTCGTTATTCTCGGTCAAAGTGCCACGCATGGCGGCTTTTTCCTCGTATGCTTGGCGGGCGTAGGTTTTGGCAGGTTCACGGCCCAAACTGAGCCAATAATCCCGCTGGCGCTGCAAGGCATAACCGGAGTGCTTAACACGCGTGTCGGGCGCGTGGTTTTCAGTGATCGGCATATTGTTGAGTTGCTTCATATTTAGCGTTTGTTTTGTGTTTCGTTGTCGTTGTCGTTGTCCTGCCACCAGAAGCGGCGGCGGGAAAGTTTCTGATCTTCGCGGGCTTTGAGCATCGCGGCGCGGTTTGCATCGCAGATTGCGAAGATGCGAGCGAGGGCGGATTCTAGTCGGGTTTGCTCTTGTGCGGGTGTCATTTTAGCGGGGCTTAATCTCTGCCGAAAGCCAGCGGCCAGCGCCGGAGAATGTGACGGGCATCTTGAGGGTGGCGGAGATGAGCTTGGCGAGCTTAAAGGGCCGCGTCAGACGCTCCCCGGAAGGGCACTTGGCCGTTGAGTAAACCTGAGCACAGGACGGGGAACGGCGCGGGCCTCGCGCGAAGATCATCACGCGGCATTCGTTCTCGGTGGCCGTTATGTCTCCCCAATAGTCAACGGCGGCAGAGGGTAGAACGGGCTGAAGTTTAGCGAGGGCAGATTTGCGTGAGTTCATATTTTGGCGAGATTGAGGTTAGCGAATGGCAAAAGGAAAGGTCAGGCCGCGCAGTCGCCATCGCACAATTCATGCGCCTGGAAGCGGGGCAGACTTGGGAGCGTTTGAACGTGACGCTTGCCGAAATAGACCTGGACCTGCTTGACGAGTGCAAGGCCGCATTCGGGGCAGGTTGAAACATTGTATTGAGTCAATCCAAGGTCCGACTTTGTTTCGTGGGTTGGTTCCTGGGGTTTCATAGGATGGCAAAAAGGAACGGAAGAGAGGCGATGGCGGCAGCGATTAGGAGCGTGCCCGTGATGAGTCGGGCGAGTTCTAGGAGGGATGTGCGGAGGGCGCGTTTTTGGGAGCGTGTCATGTGTGGAAAGGTGAAGGGTTAGCGAGCCGCGATAATGTCGAGAGCATCTGCAATTAGGTTAGCAGACCAAGCGCCCGGAAGCATTGTTTCCACCTTGTCTAGGGTGGCCTGATTTTGGCCGTGCTTGTCGATGTAACGAATGACGGCTTGGAGAAGTTGATCGTAGGAGTGCATATAGTGGGAGCCGTTTGGCGTGGGGAGAGTTAGGGGATTAAAGATTTACCGGGGTGCCGTCCTCATTAACGGCTTGATCGTTACGCCATGAATTATCGTCGTCCTCCTCGCCCCAATTACCATTTGCACGGTGCAAGGCGCGGAAGTCTGCGAGGCTTTCAGCTTGCTTGATAGCTGCCGCATCTTCGATCATGTCTTTGAATTCTTGGAATGTCATATAAAGGAGGTGTGGGCTTATAGTGTAGTAGATTGCGGCATAGAAGCAAGCGAAAGTTTTGTTTTGTTTTTGAGCGAATAGGCGTAAGGATGGCGGGATATATGCCCGATCCTATCTTGAGTCCTGAACAATGGGACGCCGTAAAAGCTGCCAGCATCAAAGGCGTGCCAGATAGCCAACTAGCCGAGTCCTTCGGTATTAACGGGAACGCTATCAGGCAAAGGCGTTTTCTTGATCCTGTATGGAAAGCGGCAGTGCAAGCTAAGCGAGAGGAATTGTCGACTAATCCGGTAGGTTTAACGGAAAGTTTAACGAAGGGGCCTGATTCGGCTTTTTTAGCGAAAAAAGTGGCCGCCACGATTTCCGAAAACGCGGAGAGTCTGAGCAGCTCAAACCTCCTTTTAGCCTCGCAGATCGCACAGAAAGGCCTCAAGCGTGCCGCCGGTGAAATTGACCACCTGCCGCTCGAAAACATTGCCGACATTGAACGAATTTTCAAAATGGCCGCAATTGCTGGAAAATGGGCGCAACCGCAGGTCAACGTCCAGCAGGCTTTCGCGTTTGGAGGCGGGCAAGCCGACGATTCAATTCTGGAATGTGAGACGGTAATCATCGAGGACGCTGGAAACTATGGAGACGCTTTCAATTTGAGCGGAAACGAGGCTGAGAGCTGATCGGGTGAACACCGAGAAAGTCTGGCTTAGTGATCTTGTTGGGAACTGCCGTGTTAGTGCTCTTTTGTTAGTGCGTCCAGTCTGAGCGGGAGACGACCGCGCCGGGGGTGTGGCGGGGGTAAAACGTGGCCCTTGGTATGCGTATCAGCCCCATCCAACAAATCTCCCCTCCTTCAATCTTATCATTTGCCACCTCTCTCCTTCCGCGTTAGAGTTGTTTTATATGACCGAAGATCAACTCGAAGACCCACCCCTTCCTCGCTACCACGACCTGACAGGCCAAGTCTTTTCCCGCCTGACGGTCCTGTCCTACGAAGGGCGGGCTTCCCACGACTCCCTCTGGCTGTGCCGGTGCTCCTGTGGGAAGGAAAAGAAGGTCCGCTACTCCGGCCTCATGCGAGGCTCCACAACGTCCTGTGGCTGCTACCGTGCAGAAGTCCATGCCAAGCGTCGTGAGCGTCCAGAAGGCCATCAGCGCACGAACAAGAACCCTCTTTGCCGCATCTACTACTCGATGCTCACCCGCTGCTACAACGAGCGCAATCCCGGCTACCGCAACTACGGGGCGAAGGGGATCAGGGTCTGCCAGAGGTGGAGGGACAGCTTTGACGCCTTTGTGGATGACATGGGGCCATACCCGGCAGGCACCCGCCTAGCCCGCCTCAACCCTTCCATCGACTTCACCCCCGACAACTGCTTCTGGCGGAATCCACCCATCCCCTGAATATATCTTATCATTTACCTCTTGCCATCCATCCACCGGCAGAGTAGAGTTACCAGAATATGAGCTTCGACTACATCCAGCAATACTACAAAATTCCGGCAGAAACAGGCCGTCGCGTCCGCTACAAGGACAAAGAGGGCGTCATTACCCGCTCCCGCAACCAATACATTGAGATTCACTTCGACGGTGACAAGAAGCCATCCGGGCCTTTCCACCCCACCGATGGAATCACCTACCTTGGTATGGGTGAGGTGCCAAAACTCACCCGCAGCCAGCTACGGTGGCAACGCTACCGGGAAAGTGACGGCGCATTCGACAACTTCCGGCAGTTCCTAGCCTACGAGAAGAATGAAAAGAAGGCATCCGATCTAGGATTCAGTTCTGTCAGCGCCTATTATTCGTGGCTCAGGAGCACTCAATGATGCCGTCACCCTAGCCCGTGAATGGAAGGCCAAATACACCGATCAAAACGCATGAAAACACACCAACCATCTTACCCCGAAGTCATTCTCATCGGTTCGCCCAAGCAGCCACTACCCGGCGAGTGGTATGTCCTCAAATGGGAATTCAACCGCGATCTTTTCTACATCACAGAATCCACTCCTGAAGTCGTTTATTTCACCAGACCAAACTGGCTTTCTAGCAGTGGCGTCTGGATGTCACTCCAAGAGTTTTGGGAGAAACAACCATCATATCTCGGCAAAGGCCGTCGCACCTTGATGTCCTACATCCCTTTAATCTGCCATTTGTTCCCTCGCTACAAGCGCCCATGAAAACACCCGCAAACCCCGAAAACGCCCCTCTCGATAAAATCCCCGCTGGCTGGAGGATGGTATGTAATGAGGAGTATGGAAAGATGATTCCAGTCCGAGTGTGGAATGAAGGGAGAGTTAAATGCAGCCAAGCATCGTTTTCTGACTCCATAAAACTAATGGCTGATTGCCTACTTTTCACCTACATCACCCCCGACCTACCCGGCAATGGCCAGCCTTGGCATGCTCACAAGCCGGGTGATCCTGCGCCTGTGGGGGACGAAGTGAATGTGGATATTGTGTGTCGAAATGGATTGGTTTTTTCTAGTCAACTTTCTCCAGAATGGAAAGTAACTACCAGAGGTGATCTCGACATCCTCTTCTACCGCCCCCACGAATCCGCCCCCATGAAGACCGAATCTCCCACCACCGACCGCATCCTCGCCATCCTCATCGCGGCAGGCCACATCACCGAGGAACAGGTGGAACAGGCGCGTCAACTTGTGAAGGACTAAACCAAATGGGCCGCGCCTCCAAATCCCTTCTCAAGCAGACCTTCGGCCTTCTGACCGTCATCGCCTACGAAAGCCGCAACCGATTCGGCAACTCCCGATGGACCTGCGAGTGTAAATGCGGCACGAAGATTTCAGCCTACTACCAGAACCTCACGCGAGGACATGTTCGCTCCTGTGGGTGCATGCCACGGAAGAAAAAAGAACCTCCTTCCACTTGAATCTTATCAATTAAGCGAGTAGCGTTACCACCTCGATATGACACACCACGATATGAATACCTCAACATCCGACTACGGCGAGCCGTGGACTATTCAAGAAGGCCATTTTTCCACAAGCCTGTTTGATGGCAAAGGAGCTTACTTTGCCGACATCCATGAGCTTGTTGGTGAGGATAGTTCTGTTGCATGGGCTAAAGCAGGGCGAATCATTGCCTGCGTCAACGCCTGCTCCAAAATGGCTGATCCGGCGAAGGAGATTGCCGCCATGCGCGAGGCGATCCGGGAGGCGCATGCAGCTCTTGATGGATGTCTAAAATACATGCTCGGCGTGTCAGTTTGCAATCTAGACTTAGAATGTGAAACAATGGACGACGCCCATCATGCCCTCGCCAAACTCCAACCCTTCCTCAAATGAACTCAGCCCACGCATCCCTTCTTCAATTAGTTGATGACTCCGATTACGCATTGGTTGTCTTCAAAGACCAGTTATGCCGTCGCTGGTATGCGGAAATCTACAAAGACCCGCTTGGCATGGATTTGCTTCATGCTGGCAAAGGCCCCTCCTACGAAGCCGCCTGCTACGACCTTCTTCAGCAACTCAAGCGATGAAACCACTCCTAGCCCTCTGCCTCTTGCTGGCCTCATGCCAGAGTAGGGAGCGACCGACCTTCCGCGACTACCTCGACCTGTGGTTTGTCGTGCCTGAGAATCCTTTTAAGCCCCATGACACACATCCAGACCACGACCATCATTGACCTGTTCTTCGCAATGGAGAACAACATCCGCTCCGCATCAACAGTCGCTGCCTTGGCAGTGATTGCCGAAATGGGCCAAGCCACCATTTACGACGTGGCAGACAGGCTGAAGCTCTCACGGGAGACGGCAAACAACACCCTCAAAGCCCTTGTTGGGGCTGGATTTCTCACTGTTGAGAAAGGATCAGAGGGATTCCACGGAGCAAAACGCAACATTTACCGGATTAAGCCATGAGCAACACACCCACACCACCCGCAGGATACAAGCTCGTCAAAGGAGAGGACATCAAGGACTGCGTGCCGGAAGGGGCGCTAATCTGGTCGTCTTCGCAATGTCTTGAGGATGAGCCTGAATGGGTTCCTTCCGGTCGCATTGGCGGTCAGCTTTATGGCTTTGAGGTAAAATCCCTCTACGCCATCCCGGAAACAAAACCTGAGTCCGTCATTCCCGAAGTAGGACCGCAGCCTCCCAAGGGCTACGTTTTGAGGCATCGGAGCGAGATGCCGGAGGAGTTGCCAAATAACTATATGTCTTGGCCTGCTACTTGTTCCGAGTGGTATGTATCCACTGCTAAAAAATTGAGTGCATTTACACCCGAAGATGTCTGGTTCGCCATCAAAGCCGATGACGCCAAAGTTCATCAAAAACTGCACGTTGAGGCCATCGAGTCCTGCAACCCACTCTCCCAACAAGAAGGCGGCGACCACTACAAGGGCCTCGCCATCCAGCCGGTCGAGTTCATCCATGCCAACAAGCTGTCGTTTCTGGAGGGCTGTGTAGTAAAGCGCGTCTGCCGTCACCGAGCGAAGAACAAGGCCGAGGACATCCGCAAGGCCATGCATGAGTTGAGGCTGATCCTGAAGCTGGAGTATGGGGAGGACTTTTCGTAGCTTAACGTGTAAAAGTCAAAGTTAGTCAAAAACATGGGGTATTTCCTTGATGGCCAAGGATTTACACGCGTTAATCTAACATAATATATAAGATGAGGACCCCTAGTTTTCACCAAGCTAGGGGTTCACTGATTTATTTGTAAAATACAGTTGACGATTAACACAATTAACGCTACATGATGAAATGTCGTTCATCAAAGCTCATTGCGAGCTAGTTTCATCTTCAGTTTGGGAGGGTCCGTATCATCACCGTATCGCTTGGACCGCCCTCATGGTTACTTGCGGAACTGATGGAATCAGTCCGGTTACGGAAGCCTCTCTCTATCGGGTGGCAAATATCACAAAAGAGGAGGCCGATGACGCCATCCGAGCCTTTACCTCACCAGACCCTAAATCCAGAACGCCAGATTACGACGGTCGCAGAATTGAGAGAGTTAGTGGTGGCTTCAAGCTGCTGAATTACTTCAAGTATCGAGACATTCGCACGCCTGAGCAGAAGAACAAATACATGCGAGACTACATGAAACGGTATCGTGAGGATCGTAAAAACGGCCTGACATGGCAAGAATCATACAAAAACGAGGCAGATGATGCAATGACGTTGCCCATACCTGCTCATTTCGGTCCAGATGTCGAAGAAGGCTTAATCAATTTTATCAACGTCCGATACGCAAAGGCGACTGAGCCAAAGAGAAAACAAGATCGAGTTCGATTTTCCGCTGCGATGGTCAAGGCGCTATTTCAAGACACTGAGGCTGCTTTGACCACTCAAACTCCACAAGAGGTTGCTTCCAAACTAAGGTCGGCGGCGATTGCCGGATACCGCTCACCCCACTTTACCTCCATTTTTAAATGATACCGGACTATTTCAGACCAAAAGCCAAGGAAAAGGCTGAAAGGCTTTTGAATGGCGTTGTGGATGAATTGAGGCGGAATCGAATCATCAATCAAATCGCCGAGGAGGAGTGGGAACGAGACAGAATTGAATGGAAAGCGTGGATGAGCGGAATGCGGATCAAATTTAACCAAAAATACCACAATGGATAAAAACAAAATCATCGAGCATGGTAGTGAATTGTATTTTTACAACCTTGATAGGGACTCTGGCGTCATGCCAGATCAGTCTAATCATCATTATGCCGGATTAGGTCAATGCTGGGGCTGGAAGGGGTCGTTGGTAAATGGGTATGGCACACTCAAGGTGGAGAATAGAAACGTATTGGCCCACAGGTTGTCCTATATGATCCATAAAGGAGACATACCTAATGGTATGGTCGTAATGCACCGCTGCGACAATAAGGTCTGCACAAATCCAGACCATCTTGAATTAGGAACCAATGTTCAAAACATTAAGGACGCTCACGCTAGGGGTCTATGCAAAGGCAAAAGGGGTAAGAAGAAGCGTTCATTCGATACTTTGATGGCAACCTTGGCATCAAGGTCTGAAAAAGCGATGAAGGGATTTATTGATATTTTTTGGGAGATTCATAAAAGTGTAGATAATGCCGATGTGGTTTTGGACAAGATTATATCGGACCGTAGATTGCTTGCTCTTCAGGCATCTATTGATGAAATTTTCATACATGCTGTAGCTGAATATAACTCATCTCTTATAGACGATGAAATTATCGACGTTTTAGCCAAAAGGAAAAGAGTCTTTCTTGGAAGACACAGGGACCGCTTCTTGTTGGAAGGTGACAACGAAATGATTCTAAAAAGTCCTAGATGGGTTCTTGACCAAGCTGATTTACCACCATATAGTTAATCGCAACACAATATGAACCTCCCCAACATCCAGTCCCAACACCCGTTCATTCACACTGAGTTTGTTTGCGCCTCCAATCTTGAGAGCCAAGCTGCCGAACTGCTAAAAAAAGCCAATCAAACGCGCATCAACGCCATTGAACAGCTCCGCATGCGCCAAGGCTGGTCAAAAAGCCACCTCGCCAAGGTGATTGGTTTTCAACCCCAGTTCATCTTCCGCATTCTTCAGGGCAAGTATCCGATGAAGGAGTGCTACTTGGAAAAGGTGGATGCGAGGTTGAACGACCCGGCTATGCCGACGGCGAGCGATAGACCTCCGCTTACATGACAGATACTTTCGAGCCGTTGGCATCAGCCGATGGTTCAGGGCACGGCACCCCAGGCTGCCGAAGTAAAAACCAAAACGCAAACGACAACATGACAGCAATCGAAACCGCCATCATCCAAGACAAAGAACTGCGCCGCGACATCGACGCCATCATCCAACGCCTCAAACTCGCATCTGACACGAAGCGCGAAAGGCTCACGTCTGATGATAACCCTCGTGCAAGCCGTGAACGCTCCATCTGCGTCACTAAGCTGCAAGAGGCAGTGATGTGGCTCGGGATGGACCTAAAAGCCATCAACGAAGAAAACCCAGGAGCACAGGAAAACCCGTATCCGAACTCCAAAGACCCGAGCAACACGAAGATCGAACCCACCGCCGACGGCCTGAAACTGTGAACGCACTGTGAACGCACTGTGACGGGCACTCACGCAGGCCGAAAGACTTTCGTGAGTGCCCTGAACACCCAAGCTGAGGCGCGAGCCGCACAGAATACTAACCATGATAAATCTCGCTGAGAACCCATCGAAAACGGACGGCTGCGGCTCGTTGCCTCTGGCGACTTGTTATGCTCCGTCTTTCCGTTTGCTCGACCTTTTCTGCTGCGAAGGCGGCGCGGGGGCCGGATACGCTCGGGCGGGCTTCGATATAACAGGCGTGGACATCGAACCGCAACCGCGCAACCCACACCGCTTCATACTGGCCGATGCCCTAGAATACCTGCGCGATCATGGCCACGAATACGACGCAATCCACGCCTCGCCACCGTGCCAGGGCTACTCTCACCTGACGCCGGAAGCTCACCGCGCCAACTATCCGAAGCTGATTCCGCAACTGCGGGCGATGCTCCGCGAACTGGGCAAGCCCTACATCATCGAGAACGTAGCTGGGGCGCGGCACGAACTGGAAAACCCTGTGATGCTCTGCGGCTCGATGTTCGGGCTGCGGACGCAAAGGCACCGCTATTTCGAGACGAGCTTTCCGATTGCGGCACCGTGCGCCTGCGACCACTCGCAAATCCCGCTTCTGGTGACGACCGCCAGCAAGGCGAGCCGCGCCAAACGCTTCGCCCTCGGGATGAAACCGAAGAGCGTGAAAAACGCCCCGCTCGCCTACGGCATCGACTGGATGACATGCGAGGGGCTGAAAGAGTGCATCCCGCCCGCTTACACCGAATACCTTGGGCGGGCTGTTCTTTCCGTTCTGCATAACACCCAGCTCTCCGACGCGCAGCGTTCGGAGTAGCGACACGGTTCTCTTCTTGCCATCCCCTCAAATTACCGTAAGTATCGCCTAAATGGCATACCCTCCCAAAAACCTCGTAAACCGTCGCTTTGGCCGTCTGAAAGTAGTCAGCTTCCTTGAACGCAATGAACACTCAAACTCCAAATGGCTTTGTCGCTGCGACTGCGGCAAGGAAACCGAGGCTTACTACCAACACCTCACCCGTGGCGAAAAGAAGTCGTGCGGGAAATGCGGTCTGGTGAAGCGAGGGGTTAAACCGAAGAAGAAATGAACCACCAACTTGCCACCCCTAAATCCGAGTCGGAACGCCGCGAGGAGCGTCGTAGTTTCCAGCAGATTCACCCCGGCAATCGTTTTCGGCTGATGACTGGACTGTCGATGCTGCCTGAAAAGGAACCACGGCCCGTGAATGAACGAGTTGCGATCCGGCAAACTTGAGTATCCTCCCTCATGGACTCACTCATCACCCAGCTTCGCGCCCTTCAATTCCTTGCTCATCGGGCGCACAACGTCATCAAAGGACCGACTTTTTTCGAGGACCATAAGTTCCTTGGCAAACTTTACCCGGATTATGAAGCGGCCTACGACAGCGCCGTGGAGCGTGTGATTGGCCTTGGGACTGAGAAGTTGAGCCTCGCCAAGATCAACATCGCGGCGTCCAAGATGTCCGACATCCTGCCTGACGAGACAAAGCCCGAGCCTTTCTTCCGCGCCATTCTTAAAGGGGAAAAAGACCTTTGTGGCATGATTGATGAGGCGGTGAAGAAGGCTTCGCAGGGCACGCAGAACTTGCTTCAAGGAATCTGCGATCAAAGTGAGATGCGCCAATACCAGTTGAAACAGCGTCTTTCCGCTTGAAGTTTACGGGAATAGAAAGCACATTTACTCATGGCAAAGAAATCCCCATCACTATCAGTCGGTCGAGGCGAGAAACTTCCTGTGTCGAAGGGCGCGGGTTTGACCGCTAAGGGCCGCGCAAAGTATAACGCTGCTACTGGCAGTAATCTTAAAGCCCCAGCTCCACACCCTAAAACTGAGGCCGACAAAGCTCGAAAGGCCAGTTTCTGTGCCCGCTCTGCTTCATGGACTGGTGAGCGCGGCAAAGCAGCCCGCAAGCGTTGGGGTTGTTAAGTAATTTTGACGATGGACCTATGGACGCCTCGTGCGTGATGATGGACCTAGCAAAAAGAATCAGACACGCAACTTCCGCGAGCCTCGTCGGAGCCAGTTGTTGAATAAACGAGGCATAGTTTCCCACCTATATGAACCGAGAACTCAAAATACACCTCCGCGAACTCAAAACCAAAATAAAAACCCGTGACCGTGAGGTGGCGGAGCTTGAGGCCAAAGCAAGGAAGACTTTCCGCGATCACAACAAGGCGATGAAGGCCACGGTAATTCAGCTTGGCAAGCTCATCCGGCAGTCTGGCAAAGATCGTCGTATGAAAAACTACCAGCTTGCGGCAGAGATTGGTATCTCTGAGGCTGTTCTATCACTGCTTGCCAACGGCCTTTACAACATCGGCGACAAATATCTTGCTAAGATTGAGGCTTGGGTGGAGAAACAGTAGTCTTCTTCCAGTGATACCTGACAGTTGCCTCCGTGACGCCCATCATGGAGGCAATTTTTTTGTGTCCCATGCTCCAATCGACAGCCTGCCATACCCATTTTGGCAGGTAAGGACGCGAAACTCCTTTTGATCTACGCCTTCGCTCTGTGGCAATCTCAGCATGAGTCTGGCATAATCCCCACTTCTCGATGGGATTTGGGCAGATTGAGCACAGTCCCGCATCTCGCTGTTTGAGTTGCCATTTTCGCTGCCTGCTTGAGGGTTTTTCTGCCATTTCCGTGAAAAGAGTGCTTGACGCCATGAGTTAGTCAACGAAATAATCGGCTTGTGATGCCCAACTTTGGGAATACTCTGCCGAATGTCCTTGCAGCTTTCTAATCAGCCGAACAATCCATCGACTCTTCCGCCCATCGTTGATGCAGAGGACGGCGAAATCATCCTTCGGAATCGAGTTAAGAACCCGTCTGCACTCCAAAGCGTCTGGAACGGCCTGTTTATCGCTGATTTCCAAGCCATGCGAGCAAGGGCGCTCGTTCAGTCCGAGGTGGACGGAAATCCGCCTTTTTCCGACAACCGGGACCGCATTCACGGAATGGCGGGTCGCACCAACGTCAACTTTGGCTACCTGACTCAGAGCCAAAAGGAGGTTGAGGAGCCTTACATCCAGCTTTTCCACGCGATTGACCAGTTTGGTAGCGTTCCGACCACCTACGGGGACGAGCAACAGCGCCTCGAATGGGGGCAGATCATCTCGGAGGAAATCTCCCGAATGGTCAAGAATTGGAGTGACTTCAACTTCAACATTCAGCTTTGCGTCCACCAATTCACCATGTTCGGTGTGTCGTTTACGTTCCGTGAGGACAAATACGACTGGCGCTGGAAGGTTTACGACCTGCAATACCTGAAACTCCCTCGCCGCACTCGGGCGACCATCAACGATGTGGACCTCGTTGTTTGCAAGGTGGACATGCTTCCGTCCGAGCTTTATCGCAAGATTGAGAACCGGGATGCAGCTATCAAGGCTGGCTGGAATCCCGATGCCGTGCTTGAGGCAATCAAGACCGCCCAGCAGCGTTCGCCTGACACCTCGAATCCGCAGGAAACGCAGGAAACCTACAAGGATCAGGACTATTTCAGCGGTCTTTCCGCCACGACGGTCCAGCTAATCCACGGATGGGTGGCTGAAGTGGACGGCACCATTACTCATGTCATTGGGCGTTATGACGGTCAGGGCGACTGGCTTTATCGTTGTGAGGGCGTTTACAACCACATGAGCGAACTCATCACGGCCTACACCTACGGCGTGGGCAGCAATGGTGACTTCTACGCCCTTCGCGGCAATGCGTGGAACGGCCACAACGGCTCGGTGATGCTGAATCTTCTGACTTGTAAGTTCATGGATCAGACGATTGTTGCATCGACACCAACCCTGCAATCTTCGTCTGAAGATGCGGTGATCGACCAGATGATTCAGCCTCGTGGGCCTTACAATGTGGTGACTCAGGGAACAACTTTCCTTGAAATGCCACATGTTCCGTTTCAGCAAAGCCTGATTCCAGCCATTGGCTCGCTGACCAACATCTTCAACATGCGGACCAGTTCGTTCCGTGTGGGAATGAGTCAGGACGGCAAGACGCCTAAGACCGCCGAGGAAATCCAGAGTGCGAATGCCGTTCAGGGTCGCCTCGCTACGGGTGGTATTGACCTTTTCTTCGATAGCTGGAAGAACGACTTCAAGGAGATTGTTCGCCGCGCCTGCAACAAGGATTACCCGGCTGGACACGGGGGCTGGAAGGAAGTGCTTCAGTTCCGCAAACGCTGCAAGAATCGCGGAGTCCCGATGGAAGCGATTTACGCCGTGGACATCGACGGTATCGAAATCAATCAGGGGCTTGGGAAGGGCAGTGTTCAGGAGCGCAGGACCGCCGCTGGTGCCGTAATGAGCGTCATGGACCGTCTGGACACCGATGGTCAGCAACTCGCCCTTCGCACCTATCTTGCCTCCTACACAGATGTCGCCTACGCGAACATGCTTGTTCCGAAGCAGCCCGGTCAGCGTCCTCCGATGGACCTCCAGATTGCGAACATGGAGAACGCCCTGATGGGCCTTGGTCAGCCAGCCGTCATTGAGCCGAACCAGAACCACGTCATCCATGTTGGGGCACATTTAAATCTTCTTGAGCAGATTAACGAACAGATTAAGCAACTTCAGGTTGAGCTTGAGGATTCTATTCCACAAATGCAAATGATATGGACTCATGCCGGTGAGCACATGCAGTTTGTGTCGCAAAACAATCCCCTCTTCCCAATCTACAAAGAAGCTCTTCAACAGCTTGGAGAAACAGTCATCAACGGTGCGAAACATCTCGAAGCCGAGCAGCGTAAAGCGGCAGAGGCAGCTGGACAGGAGGGTGAAGCCCCGATGCTCTCCACCGACCGTCAGGCCGTGGATGCGGCGGCACGACTCGCCACTCTTGATGTGCAAAAGAAGGCTCTTGAACTGGATTTTGCCGCCAAAAAGAATGCTCAACAGCTTGCTCAGAATGACGCCAAGTTCGCCCAGCAGACCGCTCAGAATGCTCTGAAATTGCGGATGCAGGCCAATCAGATGCAAAGAAAACAGTGATATGATCCACGAATACCAACTACACCCCGATTCCATCTTGGACGCCCTTTCCTTGATGGCGCAGATGAGCGCATTTCCGATTGATTCTCCGCACGCCAAATGGGGAGAAGGCGCTAGAACTGAATCGCGGCCCATTTGCACCGCCGACATCTGTTTTGGAGCGAAGTTCTGGAAGTCCGTTTCGGACACTCTGACTGATTTTCATTTTGACTGTCTCATGGACGGTCACACGAAAAACCCGACGTTCTTTATCGAAAAAGAGCCGGGTGCTTTCCATGTCGCACGCTTCGTTTGCGTCTCAGGACCACATAAACCACATGATTAACAATACCAAAACCCTCGCGTTTCGGAAGGTAGCCACCAACCGGGCGCAACTTCAGGAGCTTCTCAATCATCCGGTGATGAAAAGCGCCCTTGACGCTATTCGTGAAGCCGGGATTCCGAAGTCTATGCCGGAGATTTACGCTGGCGTGCATCCAGACACGATCATCGCCCATGACTACTACAAGAAGGTGGGCATCAACGAGGTTTTGAGTGCCTTGATTGCGATGACGTTCCCCCTGAATGCCGCCCCCGATGAGCAGGCTGAAGAAAAGCCATTTGAGCACAATCTTCCGCCCGAGCTTCGGCTGGAAAACCTCCCCAAAGAAATCCGAGACAACCTGAAATAAACACCCACTATGGACCCCGCAGCAGCACCCCAAGGAGACGTTCAACCTTCAATCGACGTTGGAGGAGACGATGATTTCAGCGCCCTTCGTTCCGCCATTCAGCAGGCACCGGAGGCGAAAAAGCAACCCGATCCCGTGATGGATTCGGTTAAGCCCAAGCCTGCCGAAAAGGCTCCCAAGCAAGAGCAGAAGCCCATTGAGAAAGAGGAGGGCGCAAAAGAGCAGCCCAAGTCTCTCAAGGACAAGCTGAAGGTGGAGGATGAGCCTGTCGAGGAAGAACCTACCGAGGAAGTTAAGCAAGATGGTGACGAGGAGGACATCCCGACCTACAAGGACCGTGTTCCGACCGACAAGGAAAAGGCCACTTGGAAGGGCTTGAAGCAAACCAAGGCGGAGTTCGATAAGTTGAAGCCCGAATACGAGAAGCTCAAAGCCGAGTATGAGGAGTTCAAGAAGAAGCCTGTCTTTGATGACGAGGTGACAAAGGAGCTTGAGGAGCTTCGCCGTTTCCGCGACATCACGGATTTTAAGCTGTCTGAAACCTACCAGAAGGAAATCGCCGCTCCGATGCAGTCTATTGACTCCGACATCAGCGAGATGGTTACGGAGTTCAAGATCGACAAGGATGGGCTGGCAAAGGCTTTCATGGAGACAACGGAATGGAAGCGCAACCTCGCCATTGAGAAGGTGCTCGAAAACTCCGATGAAACCGTGCCTTCCGCCATTGCCAAGACCATTCTCGACAAGGCTGGCGAGCTTCACAAGCTGTGGAAGCGCGAAGCGGAACTTGAAGAGGATGCCGGAAAACATCGTGCCGCCTACGAGCATGAGCACAAACAGAAGGTGACGAAGCAGACTCTTGAGGAGCAAAAGGCATGGAATGACGCGCTGGAAAGCTCCACCAAGATGATCGAGTCGCAGATGGCTCCGTTGCTCAAAAACCTGCCCAAAGAGCAGCGTGACGAGCTTATGGGGGCGCTGAAGGAGGCCAAGATCGCCGACACGCCGGAAGATCGCGCCTTACAGGCTCAGGCACCGCATTTGGCGGCTGTTCTCATCGAGCAGCTTAACTCCATGAAGAAAGAGATGGCGGAGCTAAAGAAGGCCAATAAGGCGCTTTCTGCGGCATCACCAAGCTCAAATGGGCGACAGGCGGAGACGAAGAAAGCGGAATCTGATGATGACGACGATGGGCTGTTCCAGTCGATTCGGGCGCATCAGGGGAGGTATTGAGTAGTTTCGCGCCTTTCTTGAGGTTGTCTTCTTTCCAGAGGGGTTGGAGGTTGGAGAAGTGAAATAACTTCTTCATCTCCTCCTCAGTGGAAGCGGTGGAGCATGGGATAATATGGTCAATGTGCCACTCAGAACGATTCTCCCATGTCATGCCGGGTAAAAATCTCGACTCCAAGTGAGATTTCAATTCCTCCCAAGAGCAGCCAACGATTGCCTGCATAGGTGCGTCTTTTGACCAGCCCTTGCGGTTCATGGCGTTAGCAAAACGAGCACGAACTCTCATTTGTATTGCATATGGAGAAAAGCCCCTTCTGCGCCGAGCGATATATTCCCTCTTTTGGGCAGAGATGACATCTTTGTTTTTCTGACGGTAAACCCTGTTCTTAGCCAAGATGCTTTCTTTATGTCTAAGATATTTGGTTCTTTCGTGTTGAGCCACCTTATCTGGATTGTTTTGTCGCCATGACTTGGCATAAAGCAGCTCTTTACCCCTGTTGGCGGCCCTCCATGCCTTTTTCAATTCAGCGTTCTTTTCTGGATTTTTAGCGCGCCACTCCTTGCACTTTTTAGCGAGAATTTTCTTCTGTTCGGGGGTTCTGTTTTTCCGCCTGTCTCTGCCCTTTTGCCTCAACTCCTCGAACTTTTGAGGGCTAACCCAGTATGGAGGGCCTTTTGCCCGATAGTTTACAAAGATTTTTCCATCTTCACGGACAAATCCATACTTGAGTCGAGCAGGTTGGGATGCGATACTAGAATCAGCTTCAGACATTGACATGGGTGTTTGAGGTTAGAAGCCGCACGGAGTTCCAGCTCTTTGCGGCTTTGCTATTTTCGCCCATTTAGAGGCGATATGCAAATTTTCCTTGCAAGATTCTAACTTCCATATAGTTATCACGCAAAGAGCATAAAAACCCTTCCTCGGGAGTGTGTGCTCAACACTAAAGAGGAGATTGAGCCTAAAGCACCAGCAATGGTGAATCGGTAGCTCGCCGGTTAAGAAATTCGCCGCACGTCCGGCGACTGCATTTCTTGCCGTCGAATTGTGTCGTGTTGGTGAGCCAAAACCAAACTCCTCCGTTAAACAACAACACACAAACTAGAAAAAATACTTATGGCCAACCTCTCACAAGCCTTTGCTTATGACGCATCCCGTCTTGAAGGACGCGTCCGTCGTTTGATGCGTGCCAAAGGCCGCGTCGCAGCCCTTATCCAGAAGGAAAATTTCCCATTGGGTATAGGTTTTTCTCCGGTAACCGTCAACACTCTCCGCTCGAATCCTTCTGGCGGTGATGGCTGGGTCCAAGTTACCCAACCGGACGGCAGCAACAACAACTGCACACCGGAACCCTCTGTTGTCTCTCCTGCTCTCAGCACGGAGGCTTACACCATCGAGCAGAACATGACCAAATCGGACACCATCTGTCTTACAGATGCCCAGTTCGGCTACCTCTTCGAGGAGCAGGTCAAGAACATCCGCGCCAACTTCAGCGACACCATCGTTGATACTTGGGAGGACCGCTCGAAGTATTGGTTCCAGTATTACGCTGGCACCAAGATCGTCAACAACACCTCGCAGACCGAAGGGACAAGCTCGACTTTCCCGAACGTCCCTGCCGAGTATATGGCCTCTCAGGATCAGCTTGATCCTCTTTGGGACCGTATCATGCAGGATGGTGGTGGTGAAGAGCCTTACGCCATGTCCAATGGTGCTGCGCTCATCACGGCCATCATGTCCCCCGAGGCTCACCGCCAGATCATCAAGGGTTCTAGCTCGGTCCGTGAGGACTTCCGCTTCGCTCAGATGGGCAAGGGCTACGAAGGCGCTCAGCTCCTTCAGGCTTGGGGCGTGGATAAACCCTACGGTGGTTTCATGCACTGCATCGACTATCGTATGCCCCGCTACAACTTCGTGAACGGCGCTTACGTCGCAGTCCCCTACTACACGACCGCTTCTGCTACCATCGGCACGCAGAGCATCGTGAACCCGGACTACCTGACCGCTGGCTACGAAGTCATCTACCTGTGGCACCCCGAGGCCGTCATCCGTCAGACTCCGCCTTCCCGTTCCACGGTCGGTGAGGACACCAAGTTCCTCGCTCCGAACTACAACGGTGAAATCGTCTGGCGCAACATCGCGAACGAAACTCTCAACCCGCTTGAGAACAACGGTCGCTGGTGGGCTTGGATGGTCGCTGGCTGGAAACCGACGGTAAAGCGAAAATACGCATACGCATTGATGGTCAAGCGTTGCACCGCTGTGACCGGCACGGTTTGCCCGAGCTACTAATTAGCTCTCATACCGGCCCTGCCTCAAGTCGAGGTGGGGCCGGTTTTCCTTGCAAATTCACTGCAAACGCTTAACTCAATTTTATGAAACTCCCCTCCCTTTCCCTCTCTGACGAACCCTCCGAAATGGGTGGAGTTCTGATCCCCGTCCCGAACGGCTTCAAAGTCCCCGAAAACAAAAAGGACGGCGAAGAATTTGAAATCATGGTCAAGGCCAAGAAAGTTGGCGACCAGCTTCATCTTCACTCGGCTGACGGGTTTGAATTTGCCTCCGAACCTGAACCCGCGATGGAAACCGAAGAGCCGGAACAGGCAATGGAAACTGAGGAGGAAACCGGCGAGGAGTCTGGAAAGACCTACGCCGATGAAGAATCTGACGAGGACGCCAACGAAACCTTCCGCGAAACAGGCGGCGAGGAAGATGACGAAGGCGAAGGACTGATGGCCTCGATTCGCAAATTCCGCCAAAAAATGCACGCATGACTGTCTCACCTGTTGGTTCAACTACTGCGATTCAAAACGCGATGAACGCCCTCGGCACGCCGAACGGCTTTGTTGCGTATGACATCGTGCCTCTTCTTCAACAAGCTGTCGTTCTGGCGGCCAACCTCATTTAACCCATGACTGTTTCCCCTGTTGCTTCAGCCGAAAAGATTCAGACGGCGCTCAATAACCTTGGCACTCCCAACGGTTTCATCGCCTACGACATCGTTCCACTGCTTCAGCAGCTTGTTGTAGCTCTTGGCAACATCTCCACTGGAGGTTCCGCATCAGCCACAACTGGCGAAGGTAAGCTGTGGTTTACCAATACCGCCCCTAGTGGCTGGCTGATTTGTGATGGCGCTGCTGTAAGTCGAACAACCTACGCAGACCTCTTTGCAGTTATTGGAACAACTTACGGCGCTGGAGATTCATCCACTACTTTCAATCTGCCCGACTTTCAAGGGAGAGCGCCAGTTGGCAAATCCTCATCAGGAACATTTGACACCCTTGCCGAGGCTATTGGCGACGAGAACCCAAATACTTTGGAAACAAACTCAAGCGGAGCGACATCTGGATCAGATTTCAACGCGTTGACCGGCGTTAACTACGCGCCAACTGCCAATCCCGGCAACATTCAGCCTTCTCTGGTTATAAACTTCATCATCAAAACCTAATCAGTTATTATGCGCCCCGGAGTATCACCAGATGTCAACGCAATGGTTGTCTGGGTGTCGGGCGACACTTGGAACGGCTTTTCGAGCATTGTTATCCAAAACCCCCTTGCTCCGGGTGATTTGGCGTCGGTAAAGATGGGCTTCAAAGTGAGCCCCACAAACACCGTCCCCGCCTTGGAGCTTACGACGGACAATGCTGACATCACCATCACAGATGCCGCAAACTGGACGTTTACCATCAATCCGGGGCGGTATTCACTTCCTGTCGGCAAATACATCTGGCAGATTGAGGCTTCCGATGATTCATCTCCGGCTTACGTTCAGACCTACCTCGAAGGAACCGCAGAAGTCCTCAACAACTACACGACCACGACATGACGCCGAATATCACCGTCACCGGAGACACATCCCCAACTGTGCAGGTTACGGATACGGGCGATGTGATCGTGAACATTGGCGAGGCCGCTCCAAGCATCACCGTGGATGTCTCAACTCCTGTAAGCGGAACAGGCGATGTCACCTCTTCCAGCCTGTCCCTCGACAACCAGATTGTCCGTTTTGATGGGACGAGCGGCAAGGTCATCCAAAACAGCGGCATCACGATTGCCGATGGCGCGTCTGGCACGCTTTCTGGCACGAATACAGGCGATGTGACGCTGGACTCAACGGTTACAGACATTCTCACCATCACTGGTCAGGCTATCTCGGCAGACGATCAAGGTTCAGACAAACTGGTGTTTTGGGACGAATCTCAAAGCAAACTTACCTCGCTTACAGTTGGTAGTGGCCTGTCGATTACTGGCACCACCATTACTGCGACCGGAAGTGGCGATGTCGTTGGTCCGGCATCCTCGACAGACAATGCTCTGGTCCGCTTCGACGGAACGACTGGGAAACTGGTTCAAAACGGCCAAATCACCGAATCTGACACTGGCGACCTTGCGAACGTGAACAGCATCGCAATGGACACGACGCCATCTGGATCGCTGTCCACGCAAGGACAGATGATGTGGAACAACGGCGAGGAAACGCTGGATATTCAGCTTAACGGATTTGCCCTCCATGTTGGCGAGCATGTCGTTTACCACGTCAAAAACAGCACTGGCTCCACGATTGCCAAAGGTGTCCCCGTCATGTTCAGCGGGACGGATGGCAACAGCGGCAAGCTGCTTATCCAGCCTTGGAATGGCACGGGTCCATCCACCTACTTCATGGGCCTGACCGCTGAAGAACTCAGCAACGGCGAGGAAGGCTTTGTCATCGCTTTTGGCAAGCTCCGTGGCATTCAAACCAACGGAGGCAACTACGGCGAGTCTTGGGCTGACGGACAGATCATCTATGCCTCCACAACGACTGGATACCTGACCAAGACTCAGCCAGCGGCACCCAATCCGCACATTCAAGTTCTGGCTGTTGTCAGCGCCCACGCGAGCAACGGGACTTTTTTCATCCGACCCACTCTTGGCAGCAATATCAAGGACGACGAAGGTGTTACAATCACCAGCCTTTCTTCCGGCCAAATTCTTGTCGCAAACGCGGCAGGAACGGTCTTCGAGAACAAGTCTATCTCTGGTGATGCCACCTTGGCAAATACTGGGGCTTTGACGCTGGCAAATACCGCCGTAACCCCCGGCAGCTACACATCTGCCAATATCACGGTGGATTCAAAAGGTCGCATCACTGCCGCTGCAAACGGTTCTGGCGGCGGAGGCTCCGGCACAGTCACCAGCGTTGCCATCTCGGGCACAGACGGCATTCAGGTGGACTCTGGTTCACCCATCACGACCTCTGGCACGATTCAGCTTGGCGTGGATGCGGCGACGATGAAAACGACGCTCGACCTCGCTGGCACAAATAGTGGCGATGTAACATTGTTTTCGGTGGGTTACGATTATCTCTCCATTACGGACCAACAAATTGAGATGCAGCAAATTGACCTGTCAACCGATGTGACTGGTCAGCTCCCGATCTCGAATCTTGAGGACCTGTCAGGATCGGCCATCCTGCTTGGCTCAAATGATTCCAGCGCAGCCGTTACGGAAATCACTGTGGGCACCGGGTTGTATCTGACCGGCAACACCCTTGGAGCCTACTTGCCATCTCCCGGTGTTACCAGCGTGGCAATCAGCGGAACCGATGGTATCCAAGTCGATTCAGGCTCTCCGATAACCAGCAGCGGCACCATTCAGCTAGGAGTCGATGCCGCCACGATGAAGACCACGCTTGATTTGAGCGGGACAAACTCGGGCGACCAAAATGTCTTTTCTACCTTTGCGGTAAGTGGCCAAAGCAATGTGGTTGCAGACTCAACCAGCGACACTTTGACCTTGGTGGCTGGCAGCAACATTACCATCACTACCGACGCATCCACAGATTCCATCACGATCAACTCAACAGCTAGTGGTTCTGGCGATGTGGTTGGTCCTGCATCCGCCACCGACAATGCGATTGTCCGGTTTGATTCCACAACTGGTAAACTGATACAAAACAGCGGAATCACCATTGCGGATGGAGCAAGTGGAACTCTTTCTGGAAGCAACTCTGGCGACGTAAGCCTTTCCGGCACTCCAGACTACATCACCATCAGCGGGCAGACGATCACTCGCGGCCTGATTGACCTGACAACCGATGTGACGGGCGATTTGCCTCTCTCGAATCTGGCGCAGGCCTCCGCAGCATCCAAGCTCCTTGGGCGTGGCTCGGCATCTGGCGGGGGAGACTTTGAGGAAATCACCCTTGGCTCTGGCCTTTCCATGAGTGGAACGACACTCAGTGCCAGTGGCAGCGGTGGCGGTAATTGGGTTCTCATCTCCACCACAACCATCAGTGGTAGTCCAACCAATATCGACTTCTCATTTAGCGGCAGCTACCGGAACTACATGCTCCAATTTGAGGACGTTATTGGCTCATCTGATCTAAATTTCATTCTCCGAATGCAGACCTCTTCAAACGGCGGTAGTTCGTTTGACAGCGGCTCGGCAAACTACGGTTACGCCTACGGTCCGCTGGGGACGTATGGGCCGGTTCAAACCACCGGGACTTACATTCAGTTTCAAGCATCCGCCACCGTTGGTAAAAGCACTGTCGGACTGTGGGGAGAGGTCGAGTTTTACGACCCGCTGGCCTCTACAAAGAAGACTTTTTGTAAATGGAACTTGCTAGGTCAGGTTTGGTCATCCGCAGCATCCAACATCATCATCGGAAGTGGTGTTCGTGATTCGGCAGCGGTAGTCAATGCTATTCGTCTCTTTTGGAGCGTTGGAACTTTCACTTCTGGCAAAATTCGCCTATTTGGGTGGACTGAATGATGAAAACTAAAGAACAGATTCTAGCGGACCTTTTGGCCGATCCCCGTTACTCCACCATGATTAAGATGGTGAACGGCGAGCCTGTTGCCATGAGTGATGATGAAAGGCTTCGGACCCTTAATGAATGGGTGGACGCTGAATTCGAGCAACAGGTTAAAAAGTGGCTCAATGTGGAGGATTTCATGGCGGAGTTCACGATGCCAGAAAAGGCTCAAATTGCCCTATCGGAAGACCCAACCATCGCAACCCTTCGTTTTGAGCTAACCACTTGGCTTTCCGCCGTCCATGCCGATGATCCCCGCGTCGTCATGGGACTCAGCAAACTTGTCGAGCTTGGCATTATTTCAGAGCAACGAAAAACCGAAATCACATCCACCCCATGAAAATCCCCTTTTTTCACACGGAAAGGTTAACCCAACAATAGTCAAAAATACCATGAGGATACCCATTGACCCCCATCATTTTGACCTACCTGTGGCCTTGGCATACCAGATCACCGGAGCTTTCATCTCTGGGTTAGGAATAATCGCCACGACAGCATACGGATGTTATGCTAAAATCGCCGTGATTTCGCCGGAAGAACTAGCCCTTCAACCTCTGCATGTCGTGTTGATTCTCTTCATTGTTGCCCTTGCTACGTTCATCGCCCTCATTCTCCGGGCGGTGTGGGGAAAGGGGCTGTCCACAATGAACAGGTTTGCTGATTGTTTGGATGAGCTTACGAAGCTGCTCAAGGATATTGAAAAGGGGATTAAAGACCTTCAGGAGGATCAAAAGAACTCTCTCAGGGATTTCCAAAACCTGTCTCTTGATGCCCTCAAAGGAGCTTCCAAGGCTTCCAAAAACGACGACTTGACACATCAAAATCATAAACGTAAGGTTACCTCACCATGAGTATTATCACCTACATCTCCTCTCACTGGGTTGAAATCGGCGCTGCAATCGGCCTCATTATGGGTGGCGCTCGCATCATTGTGAAGCTCACGCCGACTCCGAAGGATGACACGATCCTCGAAAAGATCGTTGGTCTGCTTCGCCACGTTGGCCTCAACGTCACCGACAAGAAGCCGGAATGACCATCTTAGCCGCCATTACTGCCGCTTTCGAAGCCTTTGCGTCCCTCGCGAAGGCTTTTCCTTTGTGGCTCCAATGGCAGGTGACAAAGGAATGCGAGAACCTCACTGAAAAGATCATCGACCATGAAAACAAAGGCACTCCTCTTGATCGCAGTATTGCTGACAGGCTGCGCTCAAACCTCGCCTACCGTCGCCAACTCAATGCAACTCTTCAGTCCCGACACACTGGAGATTGAGGCTGGAACGACCATCCAGACCAAGAACGGCCTTTACAAGGCTCAGGTGAACGAGCGTTGGTATTCGGCTGACCTTTACATGAAGCGCGTTCAAGAAGCCCTTAACCAAAAATAATATGAAAAACTGGTCAACCGCCGTTCACGAAACACAGGAAATTCGCCACAAAAAGACCGTGGCTGACTTTGAAACCGAGCGTAAAAACCTCTTAGCCATCATCTCGGAAAAAGACCAGCAGCTTAATACAGCTCTTGGTATTTGTTCGGAAAAGCCAAGGCCATCTAAGATCAAGGTTTCTCCATTAGCAGACGGCGAGGCCACTTTTGTAGCCGTGGCGTCCGACTGGCACGTTGAAGAGACAGTTGAGGGCAAGACAATCAACAATCTAAACGAGTTCAATCTGGACATCGCCGAGCAGCGCATCAATCGTTTCTGGCAATCCATTGTCCGAATGGCTGAGATTCAGCGTCACGGAGCCAAAATTGACCGCCTTGTGCTCGTTTTGGGAGGCGATTTGATGACGGGTTATATCCATGAGGAACTGATGGAGAACAACGCCCTGTCGCCCACACAGACGGTTCTGTGGCTTCAAGATCAGATTGCTAGTGGGGTTGAGCTTTTGTCAAAACACTTCGGAGAGATAGTAATTCCATGTGTCTATGGAAATCATGGTCGCAACACGCGCAAACCACGACATGCCACAGGTGCCGCCAATTCCTACGAGTGGATGCTCTACAAAACGATGGCGAAGCACATGGGCAGCAAGGCCGAATGGCACGTTTCCGATGGCTACCACCTGCTTCTTGACCTCTACGGCAAGACTCTCCGTATTCACCACGGAGACGGCTTGCAATATCAAGGTGGCGTTGGTGGCTTGACCATCCCAGTTGAGAAAGCCATCGCGTCTTGGAATAAGGGTGTTCAGGCAGACCTCGACATCTTTGGTCATTGGCATCAGAGCCAGCAGAACCCGAAGTGGATTTGCAATGGGAGTTTGATTGGATACAACGCCTACTCGGTTGTCATCAAAGCCCCATACGAGCCACCATCCCAAACGGGATTCATCTTCGACAAACGCTACGGAAGAACAGTCACCTTCCCGATCTTCGTATAACAATGTTTGAAGGATTTCCAAATTCCCCCAACGATTACGATCCTGACGAGGAGCCACAAGAGCCTCTCGAATGGTGGGAAGTTCTACTAATTTTGACACCGTTGATTTTTATCTCGGTGTCAATCTACAACGCAATAACAAGACCATAAACCACGCAAACCACACTATGAATTGGCAAAAAGCAGTCGATAAAATCAACGTCCAGAAGTTCAGCATTCCAGCAGGTTGGGACACCAAAGACAAGATCGCAGCCGAGCTTCAATGCTCTCCAGAGCGCGTTCACGATCTGCTCAAGGGTGGTCTGACATCAGGAGCTTTCGAGACGCAAGAGTTTCCAGTTTGGGACATGAAGCGCCGGATGACGGTCCGGGTGCGTTGCTACCGTCAGAAATCCGATGAAAGCAAAGAAGCCCCCAAGCAAGGCGAAGCGGCCCGGTTTCAGGGAATGTCCCTCGAAGATCGCATTTTGGCAGCCATTGAACGCCATAAGGGTAAAAACAACAGCTACATCGCCAAACGTGTCAACGGCGCAAATGCAACAATGGTTGCCAAGCTGAGAAGTAAGTGAAACCAAGCTCCATTACCGTTCTACGTCGCAAGCTCGGGAGACATCGTGCTCTCGGGCTTGCTCATGGAAACGGACGAATTGAGATTGACGACCGCCTTCGTGGGAAGCCCCACCTCCGCATTCTCATCCATGAGTTCCTTCACGAATGGGAATGGGCACTTCCCGAGGAAGTGGTGGACAAACTAAGCACCGATATGGCAGAGTTCCTTCACAAGCACAAAGCACGAATGATCGAGGAGGACATGGAGCCATGATTGCAGAATTTCCACCAGCTATGTTTTGCGGCCTACTCTTCACGGCGGTTGCGCTTACCATTTGGGGTCTTATCATCATTTTTAATCAAGACGTATGAACCAGAACGACATCAAGAAAATCCAGAGCAAAATCGGCGTCGAACCAGATGGTTTTTGGGGTCCGAAAAGCATCGCCGCCTGCCAAGCCTACTTGCGTAAGCTGATGCCGAAAACGAATCCTTGGCCCAAGACGGATCAAGCCAGCCTTACCAAGTTCTATGGCGAACCGGGTGATGAGTCTCAACTGACGCCGCTCGCTGTTGCTGATTTGGGCATTTTTTACGATGGCAAGCCCGTCAAGATCATCCGATGCCACAAGAAGGTGGCGGCGAGTTTAAGGCGCATTCTGGAGGCCATTGCTGCCTCGCCACACAAGCGCATCTTGGAAAAGTATGCTGGATGCTTCAACAACCGCAAAATGCGTGGAGGAAGCCTGCCTAGCTTGCATGCCCGTGGAGCCGCTGTTGACCTTGATCCTGATGACAATGGCAATCTGGTTCCTTGGCCTACGCGAGCCACCATGCCCCTTGAGGTGATGGAAATCTTTGCCAAGGATGGGTGGATGCCAGCAGGAGCTTTCTGGAGTCGCGATAGTATGCACTTCCAAGCTACACAATGACCCCAATCGAACACCTCATGCAGGACTTCAACAAAACCGCCCCTGTCTGCCGCCAGCACAAGGAGCGGCCTCACATTGGCTTTGACGGCGTGTGGTTCATCGAGTGCCCGAAAGGCTGCTCAATGCACGATGGCGACAATCCGGGCGTCACGCCGATCATGGTTCGGTGGGTGGAGGAGATGAGGTAATCACACCACAACCCTCCTCCCCAGCTTCTTAGGCTCAACCTTGGTGTGCAGGTTCGTCTCCATGACGATCATTCCGGCCTCAGTCTTGTAAAAGTCCACGACGTATTTGCAGGCGATGCCTTGGTCAAGATTGCGCCGGATCAAACGTGCGGCCCTCTCAGGGTTGAACACGGATTCGTGGAGTCCTTCGATGATGGCGTCCTCTAGGGTTTGTTCTTCGTAGGTCATAAGTTACTTCGTCTCCGTGGCTGGCTGATTGATCCATTTGAAATCACCC